GAGGTTCAAGCCTGTCTGCCCCAAAAGCTGGGTTAAACAAACGAATCATCTTGCTTAAAATTGAAAACGACCATGTTGTAGAACTTATTAACCCTGAAATTATTAAAAGTAACGAACCTGATGTTAACTATCAAGCTGTTGCAATTAAGTACCAAGACAGAAGTGGCTCAAAACAAACAGCCTTATTAACAGATGCAGAAGCTGTCAGATTTAAATACGAACTTGGATATTTAAATGGTTTTTTAGAAGGGTCGTGCGAGCATGAATACGAAATTGTTCATGGACTTCAAGATTCTTACGAACAATGTAGCAAATGCAGTATATCGAAGAAATAAACATGTCCAATTCTTATTTAGAAATTAAAATTGTTCAAAGAGCTAACATGATAGCATCAAAAATGATTAGTGACGGTATACCTATTTCCATAGCACTGTATATTGCAAAGTACGCATCTTCCATCGAACTATCTGGAGACAAAAGAGATGTTCTTTTTAAACTAATAACTGAATGGGAAAAAGAAAAAAACGCAGACAAAAAAGATAAAATACTTTTTAATATAACTTCAATAGTAGAAAATCAAAGAAATAAAAATTTAAAAACCAATTTTTAATTAACAAAAAACACAACAACAAAACACCAAGTTAAAACAATCGCTATTAAAACTTCAACCATTAAAACGTCCATCGTACACCAGCTATAAAATTATTAGGCCTTACTCTAAAAGAAAAAGTGTCGTAATTGAAAACTAGTTCCTGTTTGTAAGCTATTGTGACCAGATAAAAAACTGTAGCTGTGTAGTCATTTCTAAACGATTTAATAAGCTCCGTATTCTCTAACTTGCTTTTAAAAGTTTGAACTTTACTGTCTATCATTTGGTTTGTTTCTATGGTTGCTTGTTTTAAGGTTATAGAACAAGCATTTGCATGAGTATAAAGAGCTATTCCGCAAATGGTAGATATTAATTGATGCAACATGTTTATTATTTTACAGGTAGCTAACATATATTGCAAATATTTTTAAAAAGTATTGTTTTGTAAAAAAATATGGTACTATCTATTTGACCAGTACAGGAGGCAATATGGTACTTTTTTTACTAATTACGCTTTTATGCATTGCTAATTTGGCTGGCTTTGCAATTTTGGGTTATATGTCATTTTATACAATTAAATTATTGTATTTATTGTTAAAATAGTATGAACAGGCTTACTCCCGAAAGAATTAAACAAGTAATATCCGAGCAAGGTCTTGATTTTAAAGAAAAATCTAGAACTATTTATACAACATGTCCAGACTGTAATCAGTCTGACAAGTTTTCTATATTGAAAACTAATGGATACGCCATATGTTATAGAGGTTCATGCGAATTTAAAGGACCCAGGCCGTTTTATCAATGGCTCATGAGGACGGCCAAAATAAGCGCCAACGCTGCGATGGACATGCTTTATAATGATAATGAAGAGGAATATGGAGAAGAAGTACAGCTTAAATTAGAATTAAATGACCAAATACCTAATAATACAAAGAATGAAGAAAATATATACCCTGTAGAATGGCCCTTAGCTTTTACAGAAACCCTTGATAGTAATGCATCTGCTCCAGGAGTTCTTTATTTAGAATCCAGAGGTATTCCTAAATCAATAGCAAAAAAATATAGAATTTGGTTTAACTATATAAACGAACGTATTATTTTCCCTATTTATAGGGGGGACGTATGCATAGGATGGCAAGCCCGTACTATAAACAGTAACGTGCGGCCCAAAATGTTAAACAATACAGGGTTTCAAAGGGCGTCTTCCATAATGTTTATTGATAACGTTAAAGAAGATGATTTTATAATTGTTGCTGAAGGTCCGATAGATGCGATTAAATTTGATTTATGTGGAAATTCCGTAGCTACTATGGGTAAAATTATAAGCGAAAAGCAAATTGAGCTTATAATGGAAAGAAGGCCTAAAAAGGTCTATCTTGCATTAGATGATGACGCAGCTCCAGAAATGCGAAAGCTTCAATCTAAACTACAGGTACCAGTTTACAAAATTGACGTCCCTCAATCGGCCAAAGAAAGATGTACGTCGCAAAACAAAAAGGCTGACTTTGGTGAATGCTCATTTGAGGAATGTTTGGAAGCTTTTAAAAACGCAAGACAATTAAATCATTTAAGCACTGTGCTGTACTTGAAAGACTGAAATGAAAAACATCAAGAAAAGAAATTCTATTAAAAACAATTTTGAAAACGTATACTTACGAAGTAATATACTACAAAAATATCTTAAAAAAACTGATCCATCTTTGTTTAAAGATCAAAATTTCAACAAAATCGTATCTTATTTAACCAAAAAGCATTTTCTTAGGTCAAAACGGCTGTTTACCATGAACGGTTTTGAAATAGAAGATATTAACAGCATTATTAAGGTTTATGCCATTGTATATTGGTCACACTGCAAAATTAAGACTAGAACTAAAAAAGACTATTTAATAATGATTAGATACGTAAATCAACGTATGATTAATTTTACTAAATGGGTAGCCAAGAAATTTAATGTTAGCGATGTTTCTGTTGTAAGCATTGACCCAGCTTCGCAAATTTTAAAAAAAGAGTTTGCACAGGACTTTGAATCAAGCTCTGTAGACCTAGAAGACATTAAAAACGATAATTTTATAAAAAAACGTAATAAAAACAAAACTTTAATACCTAGAATGCTTAAAAATAAATTTTACGAAAATCCTTTAAAATATGAGAAAGATTTGTGTTATTATGCTACTACTAAATATGTATCTAGTGATGTACGTAAAAAAGCTAGAAACATATGCAAAAAATATAATATTAACTATGCGGAATGGTTAAAAAACGAATCAAAAAAAATGGATTTTGATTTTTCTAATTTTACTTATTAGGAGGAATTATGGGGTTTGATTGGGTTAAAATGCAAAGCACTTATGAATACGTTGACCATTGTGTGTGCGGAGGTTATTACGAACTTATAAAAGATGAACCAGTTATATCTACATTTCCACCAAAATACCCCGTTAAATGCAGAATTTGTAACAAAAAAACTTATTCCATGTTAAAATCAGATGCTGAATCAAAAAAGAACGATGCGGGTGTTTCAAATAAAGAGTAAATATTATGGCTAATGTTTATGTAAATGCTAAATTTGAATATCAAATTATTGAAAGAAGTGCATGGAAGAAGTAGTTTTAAAGTTTTCAGAAATCTGGCAGGACGCTATTATTGGGTATTGTCTTAAAGAATACTCGTTTTTCTTAAACTGTAGGACATATATCAATTCTCGATGGTTTCAACATCCAGATACTCAGGCATCGGCTAAAGTACTGTATGATCTGTATGATAGGCTTGAAGTTAAAAGGCTTATTAAACCAGAGGAGCTGAAACAGCAGTTTGTTAGGCTCCATCCAGATGTCAGGACTCAGCAGAAGTATTTTTTTCATATTGATAAATGTTTAGCAGCTACAAATCAGGTTGGTCTAGACTTAATGTGCCTAGATTTAACCACCTGGATTAAGATTATTAAGTTAAAGAATTTGTTACTTACTGGAGAATCTTTATTTAATAAACATGATTATCAAGCAGCTTCGGATATTCTTCAGAAAAACCTTAGAGAGCTTAATAATACATCTTTTAATCCAGATGATACCATCAGCTTCTTAGACCCTATATCATTTTTTGAAAAGCGTGTAGATAGGCTTAAAGATTGCGTCACAATAGGTCACCCACTGTTTGACGACCTACTAATCCCAGGCTCTTCTAAAATACCCAAGAATGCATCTATTAATGATGCCAATGACATTGTTCAGCTTACTTCGGGTGGATTATCTAAAGGTGATTGCACCGTTCTTATTGGGGCATCTAACTCAGGTAAAACGAGTGCCGTTTTAAGTATTATTAGTGCCAATATCAAAATGGGTAAAAGGGTGTTATTGATTACCCATGAGCAAAAGGCCGATGATATTAAGACTAGATTCTTCGAGAACTTCTGCGCTGTTAGCGGTATAGACCTTTCTAGGGTTTCTCATGATGTTGAACTTCAAAAGAAACTAGAAGTAGCTTCACATCAATTTAACGAGTTTTTAACGTATATCCCGCACACAAAACCTAGTGAGATGTATGTGGAAAACGTAATAGCTATTATTGAAAAACGCCAAGAAAAGCTTATTTCTCAGATTGGTACGGGGTACGACCTATTAGTAGTTGACTACCCAGCTAAATTGCGCTCGAGACACTTTTCAAATAAACCATCCTCAGTATGGGAAGAGCGTAGTTTTGTTTACGACCAATTCTATACCACTACTAAGCATTATAATTTCCACGGCCTATTTCCAGTACAAGCTAATAGGGAAGGGGCTAAAATCAATCGTGGAGATTTAGATAGAATGTTAGAGATGGAAGACGTGGCAGAAGCATATAACATTGTCCAAGGTGCTGATAACGTTATTACAATTAATAGATCGGTTGATAATAAAGAAAGTAAAATCATTAAGTTCTACATATCAAAAAGCAGGCTTTCTCAAACTGGTAACTCTTTTGTATCTGAAACTAAACTTGAACAATGTAGAACTCATGGCTTAGGTTTAAAATGTGGTTCAGTATATACCAAATCTTCTAAAGAAGCCGATGCCTATGCCGCAGCTAATAAGATTTCAGATGTGGAATCTTTGCAGAAGTTTTCTCCTGTGGACGTGATGAAATACAGGAAAAATAATGTTGTTCAAACAGAAGAACAGCCTGTAGCAAGTCCAGAATCCCTTAAAGGGTTGGTTCAGGAAATGAAAGATGCTAATTACCCAGATTTTAGAATGGATGATGGCGAAGACTTATTACATAATGACTGATAGAGAAAAAAAATGAAACGAATCGAAATAGTGTATCAACCTGCAGGATACTTGTCTACAATGAATAAAAAAGGTTTTAATGGCGCAATACTTAAAATACATAATACTAATAAATAGGATGTAAACATGAAAGTTAAATTAAAAGACTTAGAGCTTGTATTAGAACATATCAAAACGAACACCACCAGTGAATCAATCGATATTGATTGGTCACCAGATCATGCGGGGGTAAACTTTAGTTTCACTGATAAACTTAAAAACGTATCTACTGTAAAAGCTTTTGATGCTAATGTAAATGCTACCCCCGAAGTTAGCTCAACTAGAAAACTATATAAAAACAGCTGATGAGTAAAAACCTAAAAAACAAGGTTACAAGTTTATAATTTTAAAAAGGAAGAGGGTATAAAAGACATAGGCGGCATCCATATAAATACGCAAAAGGCATGGCTGCTCCATTCAGGAAGCAAGGCGAATTTTAAAATCAACCAGAACCAAAACAAAACCAAAGGGTGGATGGTTTTTACCTTTGTAAAATAAACTATAAGAATAAATAATTGTTAAAAAAACAATAAAAATCAAAAAGTTAAGTTAAAAAATAATTAATATGTACAATAACTATTGATTATGCAATAATTATACCAGACTGTATAGGTGAAATTATGACTTTACCAAATGAAAGAACAAACGCTGTTCTAAACACTAAGATGCTTTTATTGGACCTCATGGACCCCAAGAAGACTCCAAGGGTTCCTATGGCCATTAGAAAACGAGCTAGGTCACTTTTAAAGCATTATCCAAACACTTTCGACTTTTATATGCTATTTAAAGGCGATAAGCAGGTTTTTGGTGAAACTGACGAAACCGCCGATTTAGATTAATTTATGGATAAGCTAATTATACAAATTGGAGAATTAATTCAAGACATAGAGTTAGCTAGAACTTTCGTTCATGGCCTTAAAAGCGATATAGTCTCTATTAGCTACAATAATGCAATATCTAATTACAAAAAATTAAACGCCCTAATGACAGATACAAACAAAAAACTAATAAAGTTGAAACCAATGATGTCAGAGCTGGAGAAGATAGTTAATGGGATACAAGAATAGAGAAATAGAAATAAAGCTTTTAGTTAAAGGGTGTAACAGTTTAAAAAAGATTGACAACTTTTGCAGAGAGCTTTTTAAACCTATCCATACTATTACAGACGAAAGAACCGATTATTACTGGCCAGCTATAGCGGTTGATTTTGTGCGCGTTAGGCAAATGGAGAAAAGTAAAAAAGGTAAAGGTCAGATGACTGTTAAAAAGTGCGACAAAGGCAGCAACCTAGACCGCCTTGAAATTGACTTAGACGTTATTGATGTTGACCAAGCAATTAAACTTAAGAGTGCTGAATACGGTAAGCCGCCGAAAAAACTAAAGAAACGATATACTGTATTATTTTTAGACAATTTTGATACAAATGTTAGCATATATCAAGTAGTTGACGACAAGAAAGTGTTTGTTGAGGTCGAGTCAAGAAGTCTTAAAAAAGTTAATAAAATCGTAAACATACTTAAAAAATCGCTGCCATTTCCACTTGAAATTATTAAAAAGTCGCTGTATGATATATTCATACTCAGGAAGGGTCTTAAAAATGGGAAACATTAAGCTAGTATTACTTTTAAGTCTAATTCTGGCAAACCTGTCGTTTGCTTTTGATTCTAGCCAGGCAACAGAAATATTATACCTGTCAAAATTTACGGACAAAAGAAAACCAGTTGTGGTTTTAGATACAGGAGTAGATTTTAAAGACAGCAAAATTACTCCGTACCTGTGTGTTAATGGTCACAGGGACTATACCGAGGAGGGGTTATATGACTATAATGGTCATGGCACCAATGTTGCATGGCAGATCATTAAAAGGTTTAATAAGAAAAAATATTGCATCTTGGCAGTTAAGTATTATTCCCGTGGTGGCATGTTTTTATCCAGTAACTTAAAAAACGAACTAAAAGGTCTTGATTATGCTTTAGAACTAAAAGCCGCGCTGATAAATTTTAGTGGTGGCGGCGAATCATATAGTAAAGACGAAGATTTTGCGATCACTAAGGCACTTAGATCTAACATTAAGGTAGCGGTGGCCGCAGGGAACAGTAATTCAAATTTAAATGAAAAATGTAATTTCTTCCCAGCATGCCTTAAACCTAACAAAAATTTACATGTAGTCGGTAGCGTAGACAAAGGAGGCAAGAAAATGCAGCATTCAAATTACGGCTCAGCCGTAACAAATTGGGCTTTAGGCGACAGCGTTGAAGATCAAAACGGTAAGCCGCTTACTGGTACTTCCCAGGCTACGGCTGTTTTTAGCGGTCTATTACTAAAGGACTAAATATGATTATTACTATTACATTAAAAGATATAGCTTTACTATTGACGTTGCAGGTTATCATAGCGTTTACAACAGCCATGATTGTTCAATTTATTAATTACGATCCATATAGGCCATTTGGTTTAATTGGCTATAATGAAGACAGAAACAATCCAGGTTTTTTTAAAAAAATAAAGTTTTTTATAGGGCACGTTTTAGGAAAGAACTATTAATATGAAATGTCCAAGCTGCTCATCATTGATGAAAACTGATGCTTTGTTTACCAGTGTTAAATATGAATGCGGGAGTTTGTATTGTGGCCTAAAAGAAAGTGATGGTTGGTTTTTTTGGCCAGAATTTAAAGAGAGGTATCATACAATAAATAAAAGCGTTTTAGTTGAATACATAAATAAAAGTAACAGCTCTGGTAGATTAAGGCTGGACAACTTTAACCATTTTGAATACGACAAAACTCTAAAGTTTAGATTTATTGAGGAGGATTAGATGTCCAATAAAGATTTAATTAAAAAGATTGAAACACGTTTATTAGATACTGCACAGTATTGTAGGTCAGCAACGGAAAATAGGTCAGAAGACGCGCCTAAAGGTCCTTAGACGTCCGTTCCTGGTTCTATTGGGTTAAGATCGTTAAGGGGCCTTGAATTAATATTAAAGCATAACCATCAATAAAAGGAAAATGACAATGGACAATGAAAAAAACAAACCGCTTGAAGACGAAGCTCAAAAAAATCGTATTAAAATAAATAAATATGTTTTTGCTCAACTGTACGATAACAATAAAAAAGTAAGACTTATTAACGAAAAAGAAGGCACTTTTATATCATTAAAAATAAATACGCTGTTCAAAACAGTACAGAAAGTAAAAGATAATCAATGAAATTAAAAAAGAACCCGTTTCTCTTGCTTGCAATCCTATCTAGTAGTATTGTTCAAAGGCAGATTCAGGCATACAGGTTCACACAAGACATTATAGACACCCTTGGAAATCGAATAAATGAACTGTTCCTTCCTGTGCCCAAGGACAGGAAGTTGCAGGCCAAAGTAATTAAAGATGTGAAAAACGCAATTCATGCGAGGGCTGAGGCCCGTGAAGCATCACGCCTCGCTCGCATGGAGGTAATCGGGGAACTTTGATTCGGACCAGCCACCCTCTAACATAAAAATATCAAGAATAATACCCCTCACTTGTATTTTTCCATTTCAAGCATACAATATTTGCATTGCATCACTTTAGATGAAAAACAGATAAATTCGTTAAAATTATGGCAACATTGGTTCTGCAGCTCTTTTATATCTTCGTATGCTTTTTGTAGTTCTTCGGCCTCGCACTTTGATAGATTACCATATCTGCCAGTATATTTACTAATAATGGCCCTGCAGTTATCTATGCTTTTATACATGGTCAGTTATATTTTAAATCGTATTTGCCATCCCAGATATCATCTGCTTTGGCTGGTTTGGTCGAAGGTACATAAATTCTTTTTTTAGACTTTGGCGGTACCATTTGAAAATGGACCCAAATTGGAGTCCATCTCTTATCTTCTAGGTAAATTCCTAGTTCTTTCATTAAGTTAAGGTTCAATAAAACCCACTTCCATAATGAGCCATCCGTATCTCTAATGTCTACGGCAAGACCTTTTAAATGATTTGAATTTTTAGCAGCATTTGAAGTACCTTCGTTAATTTCAGCAGGCCGCCATCCAGACTCAACGATCATAGGTTTTCCGTAAGCCGTGCGTACTTTGTTCATTATTTTAAGCAATTTATCAATATTATCAGAAATCTCTTTGGTATATTCTTTAGGATATTTTTTGTCCCTACCCATTAAAATTTCATCTTTTGAGATCATATACTATAAGATTAATTAATCCTGATAAAGTAATTTATGGTGACGTTTTTAACACGCGTTTCTATGCCAGTTCTTGGTGTACCATTAACTGTATCTGAAATTGGATCGCTTACAGGGGTAGAAGGAGCATAATCAAATCCCATAGAGCCGGTTCCTAATTCTGTATAAGGCGAGGTATTAGCATGAGTCGCCTGAGTATGACGGTGCCCCTGAAACTGATCATTTTGAAAACTACCCAAAGGCCTTTCTCCAGCTGGGTCCTGGTTGCCATCAGACCTAGAATTGTTTTTCCCTCTCAAAACCTGGCCACGAAGATCTGGAACAGATGTATTCCCAGTTATAGAAGTATATTTACTGCCAGTAACCGATCTGCCATCAGCTAGAATCCACCCAGTTCCAAATTGATCTTGAAATTGGGCTTCAGTAATCATGGCAGGCTGAACAGCACCTATTGCAGAAGATGAGCTATCAAAAACTTTTGGCATAATTACTCCTGCACCACTGTTATAGAATTTGCTGTACCATTGTCAGTTATAGATAAGCTGGTACCTTGAAAGCATTCTTTAATAAAATTACCATTTGAGTTTATAACTATATTAGACATAAATCTTAAATTTTTTATTGTGCTATAATTAGATCCACCATTTAAAGTAAAAACACCGTTAATATTTGTACCATGTCCTTGGCCTTCAATAAAATAATTTCCAGATATGGTAACAGCTTCATTATAAGTGCCGCGTAGTACTAAAATTTTACCACCCACTGGAATACTAGAAAAAGCAGCTGCAAAAGTAGTATGAGTAGCTGCACCACTGTTAACTTGCAAAGTAGACCCTATGATAGCATCATATAAGGCAGTTATTCTATTTGCTATTACCGGTGATTCTAAAGTATCAGCTTCAGTAAACTGTTTTATTTGGGCCTTTTTATTTATAATTTTAATAACTGGCATAATACACCTTAATATTTAATTATATAGTTTACGTAAGCATTTTTTGGTCGGGATTCGTTGCCTCCCGAACTAACCAACGGATTTCCAGACCCGCTCGATGTGCTTTCACTGGCATCAGCTTGATTTTCACTATGGGTCACCATTGGGCCTGACATGTCTACTTGTGGAAACCCATGAGAGTCGTGTCCTCCACCAGTCTCATGACTAAGACGAATACCATGTTTATGTAGTTTAAACGCATCTGCTTGTATGCTGCCAACATTGTTACCAGTATTTCCACCAGCCGCCATGGCAGTTCTTGCCCCTGTATCCGGGTCATTTCCTGCCGAAGCGTCAACACCCCTTAAAAATCTACCCCTCAAGTCAGGTAAATTAAATCTAGAGCCGCCTGGTGTACCAAAAACAGTTCCTGTAGTTCCGTCACCAAATGACGTACCTATTTTTTGATATAAAGCAGCATATTGAGTTTGGCTTAAACTTCTACCATCGCAAACAAGGTAACCATTTGGAGAAGAAACGTTACCCCATGCTTTTATTGTTCCTGGTAAATCACCTGTATTTTTTCCTACAATTTTAGCCATAAAAAAACCTAATACTTAATAATATAATTCATTGCAATTTTTCCCGCACCTTGCGTGGCAGCTTGTCCCACACCTTGAGAAACAGCTTCAGTTGCACCCGCTTTTACGGCCTCGGCTGTACCAGTTTTAGCGGCCCCGGCTGTACTTACTGCTACTGAACTACCACTACTCAAAGCCGCTCCGATACCGCCGGTAACCGCGCCAATACCGGCACTAATAGCCGCCCCCTTTAAGATATCACCAAAACTCTCCCCTTTAGCAATACCGACCCCAGTTCTAACAACTGCCCCGATAGCCATAGGTATAAAAATTGCTGGGCCCATTATTCATCCCCCCTAACTAAACTAAACATGCACTCGTCGTGAAATGTATTTTTCCAAAACAAACTTTTCCGAGAAACACCCTCAAACGTAAAACCCCATGTCTTTAAAAGCCGTGAGATGTGGGGTCTATTTGTTAATGTTCGTGTCCAAATTCGAGTATAATCCATGTAATCAAAAACGTAATCTTTAATTTGTCGGCTTGCTTCCACTAAAACCTGTATTTTATTGGGGCATGTTTTTATCATTAATAACCCATACTCGACGGATTTGTTTTGAAGATCAAACGAAGCTAAAGCACACATACCTACTATTACCTCATCAACACGTATAAAATAAGAAGCACAGTGCATGTTTGCAACGGCCTGATCATCGCCCCATAAAAATTCAGGTGGGTAACGCCGAAAATAATCCTCATAATAAGGATCTCTTGACCAGGAGCGTATAATATGGGCCTGGTCGGCGGTTATTACCGCTAACGAAATTACTGGGCTAGTTTTTTGTAGTGCTAAGGTCATAATTAGTATTTAATGATGTAGTTTAAGGATAAATTAACAGGTCTATTTTCTGTTGCTGTTGGCACAACTAATGATGAATCAAATCCTATCCGATCTGAGGTTTCTGGCCCGCCGCTATGCGTTGATGATCCTGTATTAAGACCTGCACGATAAAATGCCCCAGAATTATTGTTGGGATCGGTATTATTTAAATTAGCAAAAAAAGTTCCTGTAATATTTCTAATTGCATCGCCCTGCTCAACCCCTAAAATGCCAGAAGGTGTTATACCACCAATAACAGTTCCATGAATACCAGCACCACGAATAAACATACCACGACAATCCGGTACTTTAAAATCAGTACTATTGGTGCCGCCATAAATATTTTGAATAACATTATAAAGAGCAGAATATTCAGGATTTGTATTTAAATTTAAAGTTTGACCTTGACACAACAAATACCCACTTGGCACAGAAGACCCGGCATAAGTTAAAACCGTACCAACAGGATTCATTAATTGTACAACTTGATTTCCAATATCAATAACGTTTGCTGGTCTTATAATTTCAACAGAATAATTATACCCGCTATAATCGGAATCTAATTCAACGGTGTCGCTGGTTATTTCGTTATAAAACGCATCACTTGCACTAGTGGAACCAGCTACATATCTAGGTATTTTTTGACCATTAATGAAAACTTCTAGTTGACCATTAACCGTGCCTGGATTAATGCCCATCGTGTAGGAAGGAAGGCCAGTTATTCTAGTTTTAGAAGAAGCTACTGTAGGCTGGCTGCAATTAATTGGGGTAGTTGAAGTATCGGTAAAACAATAAGATTGATTTAACGCAAAACCACCGCTAATTGTTGTAGCTGAATTATGAAAAAATGCTTCATAACTCAATAAATTAACAGTGCCCGAACCAATCAAGCTTGGTGAAGCAAAAAATCTTATATATAAACTTGTATTAGCAGTTGGCAACGATACTATTTGTTTTGTATCTGTTAATCCAGACCTACTGCTTACTAATGAGTAATCTGAAGGTACTCCAGAAGCTGACGCAGTAAATGAAACTTTTGGGTTTGATGTAGTATCTGGTATGTTACCAGAAGTAGCATCGTTATAGTTTAAAACCAGATCTCCTATTGGATCAGTATAAACTTGAGATATTGAAGCTTCTGTTCCACCGTTATTAAAGTTATTTATATCAATTGTATGCACTGCTTGCGATATAGTTCCTTCGGCATTTGTCGGGTTAGTTAAAAATCCCGTTTCAATAGTAAAAGATTGTTGATTTGTAACAGTTATAATTTTTCTAGCTTCATTGTTGTATATGATAACGTCGCCAGTTTGAACAGTAAAAGTTGGTGCAGCAGATAATGTTACTGCAGTTCCAATTGCGCTAATAGTTTTGGTTACACCGTCAAAAGCTTCGTAACTTATAGTATAATATTGACCGCCGCTATGCGTAGCTTTAGTTATAGAGGTTTGTATTCCATCTGTAGCTGAATTTGTGGCAGAACTAAAATCATCGGCAAAGCTAGCATTATAAACTAGCGAATCTAAACCGTAATCACCACCAGTGCCACCAGTGCCAGCGCTACCAGAACCCGCAGGAATCCAAACGCCAGATTTTTTAATGTAAATTTCAGAGTTTATACCAGACACCCTAACGTAAATGTCACCGTCAGTTCCATCGGCATTATTGGGCAAAGAAGCCCCTGAAGTCAACGTAGAATATGGAGATATCGTTAAGTCCCCAGTTCCAAGTCTTATCTTTTCCGTTTTAACTTCTGCCATATAATATCCTATCGTTTTAAAGTTTAATAATATAATTTAATCCCATATGTGCTGGATGAGTTTGCGTATAAATTCCACTAGAAAATGTATGATTGTGAGAACCATTTTGTGTCGTTTGGGTAAATGGGGCACCATACCAAAACGCGTAATTATCACCGGTGTTTCCAGAAGACATATAATTGCCGATTCTAGTAAAAACACTAAAATGACTATGTCTATGATTGTTTCCAGAAACAATAGTTAAATTATTTACCGCAGTTCTGTCAGAATCTTTTGCAGCTAAAGTAGCAGAGTACTGTTTACCGTTAATCAAACTGCCGTGAACTCCAGCACCTTTCACGAATAAACCTTGCAGGTCTGGCAAGTTGAAATTACCGTTTGGTGTAGGTCCAGGTGCGAATCCAGACCCTCCATAAAGATAAGTTATTCCGTCCCAGTACAGAGATGCTAAATCTGGGTATAAAGCTGCGCTTTTAGGACTTCCATCACATAATGAATACCCGCTTGGAATTGAAAGAGAACTACCACTAAATGCAATTATAGCACCAGAAGGAACTATATCTGTGGTTCCAATGCTACCTAAAAAACCACTTGTGCCTGGTGCCCAATAAAAGCCGCTAGGATTCCACCAAAGGTTGTTTCCTTGCCGGACTGCAATAGGTATACATATGGTACCCTGGAAGGAAGAGTTTTGTTCGTTTTTTAAAATTGGCATTCCAGAACCTACAACCGCCCTTTGTCCTGCTGTTCCCCCGCTATTGTAAATAGTTATGTTACCGGAAGTTAATATGTTTCTGTTTAATTCAATATAAAAAATGTCACCGTCGTTTGCTAAATTTACTCCAGCAGCAAAATCACTATAGTTTAACACTAAGTTAACTACTTGACCGTTTGAATTTTGCATGAATTTAATGATAATATCAGTATTAAAATCAGGAGTTATTTTATTTAAATCCCAAGTTACGGTCCCAGTTGACATTACTACCAAGCTTTGTTTTCTTAAGGTATCTTGCATTGCGGTAACTATTTGATTAATTACGGTATCGGCATTTTCTCGCACCTCAGTATTTAATAACGGATAAGCATTATCGGAAGACACTTCCGATAATTTAATAAATCCTTTTAATTTATCTAGTAAACCCATTTTACGCCTTTATGCCTTTACTATATAATTTAATCCCATATGTGCTGGATGAGTTTGCTGCTCGGCTGATGAGATAGTGTGAGAATGGTTTGGATCTGTACTGACAGACCTGGCCGTAAGTTGATCCCATACTTCCTGTCTTCCTCCCATTTCAATAGTATCACCACCGCTTGCTCTACCGAGTCCGCCAGTTACTCCTGAGTAATCATTAAAATGGTTATGCCTATGTAATCCATTAGTTGAAGTAGTTAATTGATTTGGGGCAGTTCTGTCAGAATCTTTTGCAGCTAAAGTAGCAGAGTATTGTTTACCGTTAATTAGAGTACCGTGCGATCCAGCACCTTTCACGAATAAACCTCGCAGGTCTGGCAAGTTGAAATTACCGTTTGGTGTAGGCCCTGGAGTAAACCCACTACCGCCATATATGTAATCAGTACCCGTCCAATAAATTGTTGCCAGCGCGGGGTATAAAGCTGCGCTTTTAGGACTTCCATCGCAAAGAAGATACCCGGCGGGCGCATTGGTTTCTTCGCCTGTAAAAGTAAGTATAGAGCCTGTTGGTATTGGATCGGTAGTACCTATACTGCCAATTATACCACTTGTGCCTGGTGCCCAATAAAAGCCGCTAGGATTCCACCAAAGATTTACACCCTGCCTAACAACAAGAGGTATACATATGGTACCTTGGAAGGAACCTGATTGATTATTTGTTAAAGCAGGAAGGCTTGATGCGACAACGGCCCTTTGACCTACATTAACTCCGCCATTGTAAATATTTACAGTAGTACCTGTAATAACAGATCTGTTTAATTCAATGTATAAAATATCACCGTCATTTAAAAACGGTATCCCAGAATTAAAATCAGCATAATTTAATACTAAATTTGTAACTTGACCCGTTTGACTTTGTAAAATTTTAATAATAATATTAGTATTTGCATCTAAGGTTAATCTATTTAGAGACCAAGTGACAATCCCCGTAGAAGTAGCTACCAAACTTTGTTTTTTTAACGTATCGTCTAAAACTAAACTTGATTGGGTAATTACGGTATCGGCATCCTCTCTTGATTGAGTATCAAAGAGAACATGTTTGCTGTCTACAGACACTTCCGATAATTTAATAAATCCTTTTAATTTATCTAGTAAACCCATTTTATACTCTTACTATATAATTTAATCCCATATGTGCTGGATGAGTTTGCTGCTCGGCTGATGAGATAGTGTGAGAATGGTCACCCCCAAAATCGGTTAACGGGACGCCGCCTGGATAGTGACGCCACCCAGATCTGTCAGATCCTGCTTCACAATTACGTATTCCGTTAGGACCTAATCCATCATCAGCATAACTATGGGTGTGTGAACCGCCTGGGTCTACAACTAAATTATTTACCGCAGTTCTGTCAGAATCTTTTGCAGCTAAAGTAGCAGAGTACTGTTTACCGTTAATCAAACTGCCGTGAACTCCAGCACCTTTCACGAATAAACCTCGCAGGTCTGGTAAATTAAAGCTACCGGGCGGCGTTTGTGTGCCAATCGGTGCAGTGCTTCCGCCGTAAATATATGATCCAGTAGATGGTCGCCAAAACAAAAGAGCTAAGGCTGGAAACTGAGATGCAACTTTAGGGCTTCCATCGCAAAGAAGATACCCGCTTGGAACATCTGTTATATCACCTGAAAATTTTAGTATAGATCCAGTAGGAACTGGTGGCGTTGAACCAATCGCACCAATTATTTCAGTTTTACCGGGCGGCCAATAAAACTGATTTGGTACCCACCAAAGATTTACACCCTGCCTAACAGCAAGAGGTATACACATAGTACCTTGAAAAGGTCCTGTTTGGCTGTTTGTCATAGCTGGCAACGAAGAAGCCACTAAAGCTCTTTGACCAATATTAACTCCACCATTATAAATAGGAATGGTCCCGGATGAAATTAGGTTTCTATTAAGTTCCACGTAAAAAATATCACCATCGTTTAATAAATCAATTCCAGAGGAAAAATCACTATAGTTTAACACCAAATTAACAACCTGTCCGTTTGGGTTTTGTAAAAATTTTATTATTATATTTGTCCCAACATCTAAAGAGATTTTATTTAATGACCAAGTTACATTTCCTGTAGATGTAACTAATACACTTTGTTTTCTAAGCGCATCTTCTAATGCGCTTACCGATTGAGAAAAAACAGTAATTGCGCTTTCATTCGATGCAGTGTTAAGTAAAGTATTAGCACTATCTGTTGACACTTCTGATAATTTTATAAAACCTTTTATTTTGTTTAACAGGCTCATAAAATACCTATGCGCTACTACTAACTATCTGCCACTCAATCGTTACAGCCCAATTAAATTGAACAGATGGATGACCAATTAAAATACCTAAAGCAGTATCTGGATTCATAACGCCAAATATAAATGATGTTGAAGCTCCATCACCGTCTTGACATATAATCGTACTAATGGGCGAACCAATAGCTGTTAAGTTACCAGCCTCACGTTTAAACATACCTTCAACTCTATATGATGCATATCCAGTGTTTGTATCTGAACGTCCTACTGCGGTCATGCATACTCTTAACGCACTAGAAGTATTAACTGCTACATCAGAACCGGTTACAATAGCTGGTGAACTGTTAGTAGTTACTTGAACTGCAGTTTTGCTTGACCAAGCTGAACCAGTCCAGTTTGCATGAGTCTTAATAGATTCTTTAGCGGTCCATGATTCTGCTGGTTTATTAGATTCGTCACCAATTACAAAATTTTGATCCGAACTACCAAAAATACCATTTAATGGTGAAGCCCCGCTTCCGTTAATTTCTAGGTTTCCAGTTAATGAAAGTGCTGTATCAGCGCCAGTAGCTGTAATAGTTGCTGGATTAGACAACGATGTGTTAATTGTATTACCAGCATTATATGAAGACTGTAGATCAATAATCCCAGCACCACTTGAATGTACTGGTGAACCTACAGTGCTTAAAGTTCTAAATCTAATTCTGGTATTATAAGGTAAATCTCTGTCAATTCTGATTTTAGCTTTAGGTCCACCAAAAGTTTCGGTATAGTCAATGTTAGCTTCTCTGACGCTATCGTTTGCAATAACTAATAAGTCTTCGCCAGAAAGAACGTTATCGCCTTTGCTATAAGACGAATTGGTTGGCCAAGTTAAATATGTGGAACCATTAACAATTTGAGCCCTTCTATTTGGCGGCAAAACAAGTTCAACTACATCAGAAGCTAGTACTTGAGGAGAAGTAAAATCTGGGTTACCAGCGTTATTAATTGTACCGATAGCTACGCCAGATTGATAAACTGTCGTTCCATGGGTAAATCCACCGTTTGTGCCAGAACTATAAACATGCACTAAACCAGTGCTTGCTCCAAATACTGAGCCGCCTGGCATTGTAGTAGAAGAACCTTCTATAGTTTCGGAGCTTGACGAAGAACCATAAAGAACCCAAGCCAAGGATGTTGGGGCACTTTGGCTACCGATATATACATGTTTGCCAGACTTTAAACTTTGTCCAGGATTTAAAGTTAAAGGCATTACTTGCAAATAAACAGATTCATCGTAAACTGGTCTGGATAATTCAGTATTAACTTTGGCTAATTCCCTATCTTCTTTTCTTATTGCCAGTGTTAAATTATCAGATTCGCTTATTGCATAATTGATTCTGTAATATGTAATGGTTTCGCCGTTTGTTAATGCAGATACGTCTTCTTTAACTATTACAGATTTATTTGTTAATATGGATTCAATTGTATAAAAATTGCCCGAACTGTCTTCAAGCTTGTCTTCTTTTTGGAAACCTAAATCTGGGGGCGACAAGAAACTTAACTGCCTGCTATAACTATCAATTGCGCTCGAAGCTTCTAATTCTAAAGATTGGGTTTTAGACCATTGGCCATTGTTAATTTGAGTATAATTTGGGGAAGTTGCAGCTTCCGTGCCAGCACCAGTATAAATCAATAGATTGTTTGGCTGGTTATCGTTAATTGTTCGCTCTTCACCAGGTTGAAGTTCTAATGACCTAAAGTAAACTTTTGAAGCTCCACCGAAATCTCTTCTAACGGCTAACCAGTATATGTCAGCTGAAGCGTCAACTTGCCAATGTGGGTCAACATAAACTGTACTGTAATCACCTTTTGAGTATAAAAGGACTCCACTGTTAGCGGGTCTTTGAGACGTAGTGGGTGCCCCGCCGCTATCATTAACTAAATTAATGGTGTTTCCAATAACGCTAGCAATCTTCAACCAATATTGATCACTTTCATTTGCAAACTTAACGAAATCGCCAGCTACTAATGGATTCCCGCTAGAATCAACTGGTGCAGAAGAACCGACAACAGGTCCGCCAGCAACTGAAGTAAATAACTGGCTACTACTAACTGGCTTGTTTCTATCTAAAACTACATAAGCTGCTTCGCCATCTTCTAAATAAGCTGTACCAGAACCATAGATATCTGCCGTACCAGCGGGATCAGCCGTAGCCGTTGAAGAAATTTTGTAATATCTATTGCCCACTATACCTTTAATATAGATATCGCTGCTCCAGCTAACTGGACCATTATATGGATTTGATGTAGCACCTGAAGGTAAATCACCAACAGCTGAAACATTAGAATCGGTTACTACACCATCAAAAATAATAGCTCCAGTACCGTCAATTGGAGCTGGTAAAGAACTTGAACCGATTGAATAAACAAATTCTACTGGAGAATAAGCTGAAGCATTAACAGAAAAAGTGTTATAATCTTCAGGATTTGCATCTTTTACTGCTAAATCAAAGCTTGCTGCTGAAGCATAATTGTATTTATAAGGGTGTGAGCTTTGGTCTACTTCGGATGTTACATTAGCTAATGTAATTGCTCCAACAGCTACACCATTTAAATTTTTAGTTTTAAATGTAAAGGTATTTAAAGCCGCACCTTGAACGTAAACTACTTTCTTATCTGTTCCATCAATAATACACGCAATGTCACCATCGTTTAATCCGTGACCAGCAGAAGTAACTGTGTATTCGTCAGATCCAGGACCGGATGCTAAAGTAGCGGCTACTGTGGTCGCAGTGGAAACTGGTATTCTTTGGTAAAGTGCGTATCTAGTACCACCGCTAGTAAAGGTAGTTAGATTAAATAAATTAGCATTATGTCTAAAGAGTCTTCTGTTATCAATTGGCTCAGGTGTTCCGTAATCAAAAGATCCGATTACATCAGTAACTAAAAGATAACTATACGTTGCGTCATTGATAACGTTGTTCAATGTAGCAGTTGCACCCGAAATAGCACCTTTAATATAAGAGTCACCAGGAATTACCCCTGTTGACCAATCAGATGCTAGGTCAGCTTGTAGAACATAATTGTAAGCTACGTTACCAGAACCAGCCATTACTGAACCAGCACCGGAATCAAACCATACATTGGCTAAACTTAAAGAACCTGCTGAACCAGATGGCAAATTACTATCAACGTACCAGTAAGCAGATCCAGTCAGTTCTTTGAATCTAGTCATTACTGCGTCCATCCACTCTTTTAATGAATGAATAGACCAATCGCCATAATCAAACGCATTGGCATCATCGCCAGGTGCAGCGCTTACTGGATTGGTTGTATTAGATCCAGTATAAATAAATTCTCTTCTATTGCTAGATTGCGGATTAGTTAGATTACCATAAGAAAACGAATTAAATGGATTTGGGTTCGCTCCACCAGAACCCAGTCTAAACAATGAAGGCTTAGAGTTTGTTACAAATGTTACGAATCCATTTGAATCAACGCCAACTATGTATAAAGGTAATAGATTGCCAAACCCAGAAGTAGTAATAACAAACTTGTATTCTAGAACTGACGAGATGGGAACAGTTCTTTGAAACTCTAGCTTTTCAGATGGTGACCAACCAGCAGTTTGATCAATCGATTCTTCGTCTGTTACTCTTCTATAATCAATGGCAACATAGTTAAGTACACCATTTTGAAACGAACCAATAACTTTATCATTTAATGCGTTTAATGTTTGAGTAGCTTCAGTTGACGGTACTTGTAAAATTGTACCGCTTTCACTTGCAGTACTATGAAGGATAACGCTGTTAGCGGCTTGGATTTGAAAGTTAGAAGCTTGCAATCCAACAGTGTTTACAAAATCAAATCCTCTAACAACATATGGACTTGTTATGCCAGTAATAACGCCACGTAACGCTGAATCAAAATCATAAGATATAGATGATTCTAAAGATCTTATATGTGGTATATCAAGACGAATACCGCTGTAAAATTTTAATCTTCGTTTGACTGACATAAATTGTACGTTTAATTATCAGATTAAGTTATAATTAAAAAAAGAGCAATATCAATACCTTAACCTGGCTCTAATAATATACCACTAAATGTTAATGAACACCTTAAAACATTCCTAGTTGATACAGAAATAGTGTAAGACGACACCTTGCAATTTTTGATACCATACACCAAAGTTCTAGAAGCTCTATCGTAAATATTAATATCTATATACTTTGAGTTAGTTGATATTATCTCTCTAGCGTCATCGCTTCTATAAGGCACTAAACCTATCTTTTCTAAGTTGGTGCCTTTTAAAATATAAATAGCCATTGTACCACGAATCAAAGATGGTGAAGCGCCTTGAGCTATTTCAAATGGAAATGGACTATCAACTGCAAAAATCTCTTTTTGGCCTTGTGATACGTTTAACTGTAAATCGGTCGCATATCCAACAATCTGTTCAAAGCCGTCTTCTGGCTTGACCTTAACTATTAATGACGGACCTGTTATAATTCTACTAATCATAAAAACCTTTAAGTTGCGCTAGATGCCCATACGTATGTGGCCGCTTCGGATATTGGGGCTGCTTGATAAGCAGATGTCCCATCGCCCTCGTTACTTAAACCTAAGTCGCTTGGGTAAATAACAATAACTTCTAGTTTAATGCCGCAAGCTATTATTTTCCTTAATAAATCTTCGCAGTATATCCTAGCATCAGCAGAGCCTGTTAAGTATGCCGTATAATCAGAGCCATCTATGCTTGGCGTATAAGTTAACGGGCTTGATAGCAAATCTATATCAGAAACTATATGGTGAGTCTTTTTAAACTGATATCCAGATTCTAATGTTATCTGATACGTATTATCTTCTATTAATGTAGTACTGGTACCACTTGTTTCGATTGCGCTTCCAAATGACGTATGCACAAAATCGTATACATTAGATGATGGCACGTTTGTTACTATCCAAGTACCGTTAAAAGTTGTAGTTCCAGCTATAACCACTTGTGAGCCTGGAACAGCATTATGAGGTATTGATGTGGTTACTGTGACGCTATTGCCAATTCTAGATATATTGATTATATTAGCGATAACATTAGATTTTTGCTTCTGACTGTACGAATATTTTACAGGGCCTTCTTGTGCCTCTGTGTTTAAATCAAACATTAAGTAGCCTTCTGATTGAGCAAAGTTGCCAGTTACCAGTATGTTTGTCTTAATATCGCCAGCTTGTATTTTTGATCTAATAAGTCCAGTTGGAGTTGCTAATGTATAGTTTGCTTCAGCGTCAAAAGTGTATGGCCCTAAAAATGAATTGATGGGATCGTCTATTAATAAATTAGTTGCGTTTACGGTTATAATTGCGCTCGAATAGTTCTTAGCTACATCTTGCTTCTGCCAGTAGAAAGGATTTGAATCAGGTTGTTTTGAACCACCATAAGAAGGCCCGCTATTTTGCAAAGCTAACCAACTAAAGTTATTATATATTTTGATGGCTCCTGTGGTGTAATCTATACCATTTAACCATTCATTGTCGCCAGTAAGTCCGTGCGGCGTTTTGGTTACTATAGTTACATAATTGTTTTCTCTGTAAATCTGATCTATATCTAAAACTGTGGGGCCAGGTAGGGTAACTGTTCCACTATCGGCCTCGTTATCAGATCTTGCTTGGTGATACCTAAATGAGTATGCGTTAATGATTTCTATTTTTTTGTTGTCATCTAACGCATCGCCAAAAGTTCCGTCAAGATCGCTGTAGTTGTACAGCATATGTAGATGCGCTGCGCCAATTAAATCTCTTTCTAAAATTGTAGTAGTGGCGGGCAAGTACATTTTTAAAAGATTGGCGGCTGGTTCAAAAGCCAAAGCGTATCTCTTTCTAGAATGCGCCGTACTCTTTTTAGCTAAAAAGAATTTTAAATCATCATAAACTACTTGGTTTACAGTATAACTATATGTATTTCCAGGAGTATTTATTGGCGGATAAACATTTGGAGAAGAGTTTTTTAAATCTTGTATAACCGTCTTTATTTCAAACCAACCAGAATCAGGGCTTGGTATAGTTTGAGGAGGGCTTACGTTTGTTACAGTAAAAGTTCCATTTAGTTCTGAGTTAGCAGTTTGAAACGGATAACCATAAATCATAACTCTATCATCAATTAGAACTTCGTCTAGTTTTGGTTTAGGTCCGCCATCCCATCTAAACCTAATAGTAGTTTCATCGTGCTTTGTTATTTGCCATGTTGTAGTATTTAATGGTGATAATTTAGTATCACGCATTTGTGGGAACTCTAATATCGATTGCGCTCTTCCACCCCAAACTTGTATTAAGCTGTAAGGACCTTTTGCTCCAGCAAACAGTTTTACATATTTAAGGTCAGTATCAAAATCGGTCTCAACTGTAGCATATCCAGTTAAACCCTGGTTCTTAATCCAAACGTTTATAACGTTAGCAATTTCTTGAGCCGAGGCTTGGAAGGCGTTGCTAAAGCCTGATGAGTTAAAAACCAAAGTTCTTACTTCCCCGTCTTCAAATATTAAACTTAAATCTGGTTCGCCCGAAACGTCATATGGTTCATACTTTGTAGAAATTGTACTCCCCCTGACATACTCAGGCCCGTAAAAGATTTCAAGTATTGAATGCAGTGCGCTAGATATTTGTTTAGCCGCCGTTACGTTAATACCAATCTTTCTAAAGTAGTAATCTGAAATCCCAAGCTCTGGCGGCCTTGTTATACCTAAATCGCTTAATATGTTATCTAGGTAAACATCAGAAGCTGTTGAAATCGTTAACTGATCTGTTACTGCAACGCCATTTTTTTCTAATATATTATACGCTTCGCCAAAAGCATAAAGAACAGCATCAATATTAGGTCCATTTAAGAAGTTGGACAAATACTGTTTGAATAATTTAGTATTATCCATTTTATGTACCTGTTATGGTAACAGTTATATCCGTGGATGGATTTATAACCAAAGCCTTTTCATCTGGATTTACTTTAATAAGGTCGCTACCTAATGCAAAGGTAGGATCTGTTATAACTACAGATACAACCCCTTCGAGATTTGTAGCAGTAGCTATAACCCCTGATAGAGACACGCTTTCACCAACCCCTAATGTTGCAATATATCCAGCTATCGCAGCTTTTACTGAGTCTTGGACTTCTGAATAGCTTAAGTCAGTTTTAATTCTAACGCTAACAGACATTGTAATCTTTTTAATAATGGCTGGTTTAATATCAACATTAGCTCCAGCAGCTTTCACCCCAGGATATTGAATTGAAGATGTTGGATCGCCGTAGATTACTTTATTGACTTCTTGCATTAATCCAGTGTAATGCTGATAGCCATCAATACCATGATGAATGTTAGTATCATAGTTAAGCTTATTAAGTGCTGTCAAGTATGCACCATTTGAACTAGATAATCTTGTGATTAGTTCTGGCGAATCAACCAATATGTTAGCTAAGTCACCTTCAGCTGGACCAACCGATACAATCTTTTTATACATCTTAACTGGTTTTTTTTCTAAAAAAAAGAATTGGTCAACTTTATTGCTTAAAGATTTTGACGCAGCGTTTTCAACAAATGCTTTTGTATACAAAACCGAAGATTGCGGGAATAAGGATGAACCATCTACTGCATCATTTAAAACTTCATATTGTCCTGTATTCTTTTGACCCAATACGTCACCAGATACAACTAAAATATCGCCCGGCATAATTGAATCATAACTATAGAAAGTCATATCGGCTGGATCTAATATTTGGGTTACCTCTTCAACTAAATTGCCTTCAACCCAAAAAGCGTCTTGACCATAAGTTCTAACAATTCTGTAAATTCCATAGTTGCCAACATCAAACTCTAATTTTTGCCAAACTGTGTCATCTGTTCCAGGAGTTACTGGCGATGCTGGTGTGTTAATTGCTAAAGCTTTCCAAAGCCTGTCACCATATAATGTATAGTCACCAATTGAATACGATACGCTTGTTGAATAATCACTGTATTGTTTCCAAAACGCTGGTGATACATCCGGCTGCTGATTTATTCCATTTTGAATACTAACGTATCTAAGTTGAGAAATTCCATATTTTACTTTATTTCCAATTACATATGATTTGGCAGCGCTCCACGTTTGAGGTAGTACTCCAGCAATTCTTACCCAGTCACCCTCAATAACGCCAGCGGTATATAGTGCTGGGGAAGTGCCGTTTATTCTAATGAATGCTGTAAAATTCCCGTGTCTTTCAACTTTAAATAATGTAGTGCTATCAATTGAAATATTTCTTTTGGTTACGAATTGGCCAGAGCCGCTAGATATTGTAACTGTTGCTATAGTTGATGTTGTTGAAACATCTATTACCGTACTATCACTAAACCCATTTGTTTTCTTTTCTTGGATTATCTGACTCATAGATATCCAATTTCCAGGTACCAAACCTTTTCGCAATTGATAAGGAATGTTTACAAGTCCAAGTCTGTTGTTTTGAAATTTTCCAGAACCAATTAAAGCAACTGTGCTTGAATTTGCTGTACCGCCAATAACTTCAACAGAACCCAAAGAACCTAATAACTGACTAGATATTTGTAACTCTTCATTATATTTAGAGTTTTCTATGCTAGCGACATTTTTAATACCACTAACAATTAACCTGTTCCATAGTGAATATAAATGTTTTTTAGTTGCCGCTACAATACAAATTTCTTCACCAATTTCTGGAGCATCCACCCAAGACTGTTTTAAATTAAACTGAGGATTTAAAGTTAGATCGCTAGTTGAAATACTATTGGCTCCATCATATAACATTATATATGGTAAGCTTCCAAGATATGTTCCAGCGACGGCGTTGCTAGATGTTACATTTGAAAACTTCTCAGACTGGCAGGTTATTAAGCTTCCGCCGCCAGATGTAATACTATCTAAAACTGTGTATGTTTTATTGTAATCCGCAGAAACCCCTGAAACCGTAATAGTACTACCTTTTGGGACAACCACCGATGTGGTAAACACAACTTTGCGAGAACTCTTGGTAGTAGTGTAATTTATTATATTTCCAGTTAAATAAGATGAAGAATTTTCAGTGTTTACACTAATACTTGCAGAAGTAATACCACCAGTGTTATTAGATATACTAATGATATCATTCATGTTGTTTGCTGCGTAATCTATAACCTCTTGAGCTGTCGAACCAACGGACATGATCTTTAAGTAATCAGTGCTTCCACCAATACATCTAGCAAGCTTAGCTACAGACTTCATTTTTGAAGCCGTTCCGCTGGTAGCAGAACACGAACCAGATGTAGAACGATGCTTGTACGTAAATGTAAGCGGTCCAGTGTTTGTTACGATATAAACACCTTCAAGACTTTCATCCGTCAAGGTCCAGAAGGTTGGGGTTATATCGGGTTGGTTGTTTAGATTGGCTGCTTGCAGTGATTTATACAAAAGTGAGTTGTACTTAATGACATCGCCTATGGCATAAGTTGTAGCATTACTCCAAGCCTGAACATTTAATCCAGATATTTGTACCAAATCACCGGTTGATGGTGTGTATGGAGGTGCGGCAGATAACGTAACCGTTACCGTTGATCCAGACCTTGACACGGATGAAATCGGTGAGGCGTTTGTTACATCTGCCCCATAAGATTGGAAGTCGTAACGGCTTGCGGCACCGATACTAAACGTGCCTGCCGTATTGTCTATTGTGCATTCAAAGAATCCGACCCCAACATTAAAAACCTGATAAACCTTATTAGAAAAACTGGCGCCAATATTTCTAAACATTACTAAATCGCCAGCAGATAACCCAAGCACATTAGTATAAACTTTAAACGTTGCGTTAGTTAAAGTAGCACTTGTTATAAGTCCGCCAGGAATGCTTGTGTTTATAGGAACTGTGATTGTAGAACCAGAAACGCTTGATACAAAGTATGTGCTATTGGCTGGTCTGATAGATGGGTTTGATGCGGAAGCTGTAGTATCGTAAAGACCAATTCTATCCCCAGTTGATACATTATGTGTTAATGAATAAGTTAATGTTATCTTCCCGGATGGGAACCCGCCCGATGGAGTTCCATCGATGCTTATTGAATCAAATACTAAAGCATCACTAACAGATGACCCTGTTTTCCTCTTAATAGTAAATGAAGTAGGTGTTACTCCAGTAACAATAGCAGTTAAATCTTCATTATTACTTAAGAAATCTGAATATCCACTTATCATTACTATATCATCTGTACTTACAGCAGATACTGTAATTAAGCTAGGCTGAGTTCCGACTCTATATTGATATGTTACGTATTCTTCGCCGTTTACTCCAGGTGAAACGGATACCGTAAAAGCGCTGGTGCCATCCCAACTTGGAGTCCTTAAAGATTTTACTGGCAATACAATACCAACATCCACCGTATCGCTAACATCTATAGTATAAGAAAGACTTGTTTGAGTACTGTCCGATGGGTATAAAAATCCAAACCTTATCAAGTTACCAGAAGGTCCGAAATCAGCGGAACTTATTTTAATGTCTAGCCCAGTTAACCCATCTTGGATATTATAATGAGCCTTTCTCCAAGCTTTAAAATCTGCAAAGTTAAAACTGTTAAATGAGTTTACGTCATTAAGCGTTAAATCAGATTGAGCGTCATCAGCACTAAAAGATGTTGTGGTAGGAGCAATAGTATTATTAACCGACAGCCTTCTAGCTACAGGCAAAGAATAATATTTAATTTTGCTGTCACCGTCTATCGTTACGTTTACAGAATCTTCGCAATCTAACTGGTATGATTTTCTTAAAAAGAATCTATCGCCAATCTGCGGTATACTTTGACCAGCTGTCATATAATTAGGAACAAGCCCTGTTATTACACCAGTTAAATTATCGTAATTCTTAACAAAAACTCTTCTTAACCTGTTTGACTCTGAAATATTCGATTTATTTGCGATATCATATTGATCTAAAAACTGTATGTAATCAGAAGTATCACCCTTTAAATCAATATAGTTTAAAGTTGGAGTAAACTCCGAATTAACCAAGTTTATAGCTGAAACGGTATCATATGTAAAGGATGGTATTCCGTAAGTTAAATCATCTGTTACATTAAAACCAACATGAGAAGTTGTATTTTTAATAACTTGACCAGTTGACAGTAATAATGATGTAGCATTTTCATCTGCCGCAACGCATAATATCTCACCAGTAGAATCTAATGTAGAAGTAGAAATTCTAAGCCTGCTACCAACTATATCAACTATAGAACCTAATAGCTGAGATTGAACTTGAGACTGCATCGAAGACAAACTTGCAGGCCCGGTAATTGAAACCTTTTGCATCGGAGCTAGGCTTCTGGTAAACAGAATTTTATTAATTGGAGGATTTGTTATCCATCCAGTAGTGGCACCTAAAGCATTTTTAAAGGTTAATTGACCCGGTGCGGCAGTTTCAATTCTCCAGAACCCCGCATTAGTTTGTAGTCCGTCAGAACCATTTGTCCAGACTAGTAACCAATCGCCTTCTTGTACTTCTTCAAATCCTTCTGGGTTAGCTGGCGTTATAATGTTTCTACCATTTAATGTTACCGTACTGCCAGATATTGTAAATTTAATTTGGGTGGTGCCTCTAATACCGCTAGGAATGACTTCTGAACCACCATCCAAAATAAACCATAAATTTCCGCTAGTTGAAATGCCATTTGGTAGTTCGCCAGTTAAAAGTTTGGCACGTGTAAATTTAGAACCAGCAGTAAACGAATCACCTTCTGGAGCTTCTTCGACTAAGCCCACCTGTGATGTATTTCTGTTTAGCGTGTAGTCAGAACTTCTACCTTCAGATATTAGGGCAGTGCTTGTATCAAAAATTTTAGTTGCTAAAGTGCCACCAACTATTTCAATTCTAGCTAAATCATTTAAACCTTTGTTACTGGCAAATTTGATCTTATCCCCGTCAACAGAAGCTGTTACGCCAGGCATCAAACTGTTAAGAACTTTCACCCAAACTTCAATACTTTCAGTAGAATTTACCGTAGATGTTGGATTGATTCTTTGAAAATCAATGTTTGTTAGGGTTACGGTAATATCTTGAGTATTATCAATATTATATATTAGTGTGTCATTAGGAATGATGCCTGTTGACCATAACGACTTTGATTTACTATAAAGCTGAGCAGGCAACCCATCTTGGTATAAAAGCTCATCGTTTTTATAAAGCCTTAATGTAAATTCTTCATTATCAAATGGAAACTTTAAAGCTGAGTTTGCATTATTAGATGTTAAAGTGTTTACTTTAATATTGTTTAAAGTAGGGTCTTTAGGGAAAATGACAACGCTTTTGCCGCCTCCTGCAGTATTAGCAGAAAAGTTTAAATTTGAGTTAGCGTTTATAGATGCGGCTACTTCCTGAGCTGTAGCTGCGGTAGCTACTCTAAAATCAGCGCTCTTAAATTGATGTATAGATGAAACTCCGTTTACAGAAACACTTAAATAAGACAAATCAGCGATATTATAAGGATATCCTACGTCAGTTTTTAATCTAGCTTGCGCTACAGGTATATTCCTTAGTTGAAGATTTATTTCTCCACCTAAAGCTTCGGCTATTACCGTTTCTAATCCAATGCCGCTAAATATAGGCTCGTAGCCTGTACCGTCATCAAATACTAATGCGGCGCTAGAATCGGAATGGTTAACAACACTGCTTGATGTTGTAGTTTTAAGTTCATCTGGAGAGGTAACGTTTAAACTAGCGGCCTTAATAGAATCTGATGTACCTTTAGCCTTAAGCTGTTCATAGTCTTTAATTCTTTGCCTAATTGCTTCATCGTTATCAGCATCTTTACCATTAGTAAACGGCAATGGATTTGTAGCCGAAGCCGTAAACGGTAAATTTAAAGCTAATTGTATAGCGTTTTTATAAATATTTCCAATAGTTCCAGGCTGTTGACATACAACAGGTATATATTCTGATGTTGTTTCACCGTCCAATATTGTGGCAGATATTGTAGTAAAGAAAGAAACACTAGTGCTTAGTTGTCCTTGTGGAGTTTGAACTAAAGTACCAGCAGGTATAGTCCTATTATTACCTTGCCCCATAATTACAGTTTCACCTATATTGTGAAACTTAACTGTTGGAGAAGTTGGGCTTAAATTGATCGAATAGTAGGTTCCGCCAGACTGAGGCGTGATAGAAGTGTACGTTAAGGGTCCTTCGGAATTATCGGTACCCCTACCTATATAAATAGTGCCTGCCGAAAGAAACTGAGAAGCATCGGATACATAAATTTTTAAAGAACCCGCAACCGGTGCTGGTTGTCCAGAATAAACATTTGTTTGAATTTTTTGAAAGCTTAAATCTACTATATTAATGTTACCAGATGAAGGTAACGCTGGAAATATAGGTACATTTTTATCTACTGCTAACCTTTGAAGCGCCTCGCCTACTGCTCTATCTACCGATAAAGCATCTATCATACTAATTACATCAGCATAAGGTTTATATATAACCTGACCAACAGATTCTGCAAGCTGAGTAAGCGTAGAACCTGGGTTAAGATCGTTTACATCTTCAAGCCTAGCAAGCATAGAATCTATAATCAGACCTATGAGTTGCTCTCTTGTAATAAGTTGAGGTAGATTAGCCATTACATGCCTAATTAAATTTCCGTATACTTATAATATTAAGTAAAACCAGAAAAATTAATTAAATTAAATATTTATACACTATTAATTGGAACAGTAGTAGTAACTGGTAAATTTACATTTGTATTTTTTGTGCCTACTAACAAAGTTAAATCTACTGCCGGACCCTTTACTTGTAAATTACTTACTAGTATACCAGTAAATCTTTCATCTTGCGCAAATAATTGATTTATTTGAGATAAATAATTTTTTGCATTAAAATCCGATATTGAAATGCCATCCTTTAATGGATTACCAAAGTTTGCTCTATGCAGCATGGAGCCTTGATAAGTAAAAAGTTTCATTTTTGCGGCCTGGCTTAGATTCGTTAAACCAATAGCTCTTGCTATGTTTCCGTTTGGTTGCAAAACTAGGTCGCCGCTACTACTCAATAAAAAATCAATTTTAGATAGTTGCGCAATACTATTTAACTGATCAAGCCCCGGACCTAAGTTTACTTGATCATTGTTAACGGGCTGCTGAGATGATGGTATTGCTATTAGCATTTGAGAATTAACGGTATTTGGTAAATACGCATGTATTTTAGCTTCGTCAATTAATTTGTATGCTGATAGGTCTAAGTCGCCATCAAAAGAAATTAAAAATTCTGTCTTTGAAAACTCTGTTATTTCTTTTATTTTAAGTTTTTTAGAAACTTCTGTATTTGAAAGTATTTCTACTACTTGACCAACATATAAATTTTCTCTTGAGTCTAATAAAACGGTATTTTGATTTCCGTTAGATTTTAATATCAAATAGAACCCTTCTTCGTCTATATACGGGCTTTTTAACCCATTTAAAGCTGCAATTTCAAGCCATCTACCGGAGTTGCCTAAATATTGATACGAAAGCGATTCCAAGGTAGTTTCGGTTGGAAATGGAACAAAAAATTTAGATGTGGATTTATTTAAAGCTATTCCATTAGCAACAGCGTAATCAATGTAGTAACTGTAATAATCATTTAAACTGCTTTTTGGTTGATTCCTGTAGTAATTAATTAATGTGTCTAAAGTTATAAGTAATGTATTAATTGAATTGGACAGCGCAACATCATTTAAATTTATTTTTTTGTTTTGCAAAATTAAACTAGAAACTTTTTTTGAAAAAATAGTTACCGATTTTTTATGTTCTTTAAATGTGTATATATTTGTTTGTCTTACTTTATCAACTTTTGCATTAATTGCACTTCTTGCTTTCTGATCCAAATCCACCTCATCCATGTCAATTAAATCAAATATTTTCCAATATTTATATGGATTTTTTTCTATATCTTTTGGTAATATATTTTCCTGAGATTTATTGCTAGCACTTGTTTTGTTTAATTCATTGCTTAATGCGGAGCTGTTATCAGAATAGCTTCCATAATTAAAGTTATTTTTATTGGTTTCATCTATAACAGATTTAAAAGTTGACCAATTATTTTTAACATGTCCAGATATAGACGAACTAAAGCTGCCATTTTTAAATTGATCAATAAAATCTGTTGCAGTTTTTGATAAACCTGTTGCATCTTTAGATAAAAGCATTATCTCATTAATTGGACCTATAATATTTTCATATAAATCTTGATTGGCACAGCTTACTAGATTTTGTAATGATAAAACTGTTTGTCTTAGACTACTTATTGTTTGCCTAATGGTTGAAAATAAATCAAATTTACTTGAAGCTGGCATTGAAGCTATTGTAAATGGTTCTTGAAGGTCTGTTGGTGATGCTGCTAGTTTTTTCCATGCTGTTATGCTAATTGAATAGTTATATTCGATGCTTCCAGGTATTTTTTGCCATCTAAAGTTGCCTAAAGTAACTTGAAAAAATTGCTTGTCTTTATACATATTAAAGCCAAGAACAACATTTTTGCCTCCAGCGCTCTTCTTTAATAAAAGATATATTTCAAAAAATCTTAATAATGAATGAAACCAGTAAAAACCAGTTCTTTTTTTAATTTTATCATCTTGAGAGTTTAACGGATAAAAATTAATTCCACCCAAACCCAAAGCCCGACTTATATTTTGAATTGCATTGGTTCCAGTTTGAACAACATTCTGTATTCCACCAACGGTATTACCTAGTCCGCCATACCTAATTGCATAATCCGCAGCAGTTTTATACCAAGGTTCCGATGAAGCAGCCGAAGACTGCTCATTAAAAATTGTAGATGCCTGATTTACAATTCCAGTAGAACCAGAAATACTTATATTTCTTAATGGAGCACCATTGCTTTCTTCCACAATACCGTTTAGTGTTACCGTTAATTGAGATGCTGATGGTATATCCATGCTAAATGCGCTTGGTGGCAACGGTAAAAATATTTCGTAAGTTTTCTTTGCAATAGTTAAAGAAAAACTATAAGGATAAATTTTTCTAAAATCATTACCATCTATACCAGCAAAAGCAAAAAATAAATCACTGGCAAATAACCCCAAATTACCTTGAAGTTCTTCAGGATATTGCCAAATTGAATTGGCACTATCAATAGAAGAAACATCAGCTATTTGGGATTCTTGAAACACTTTTGATAATGCATTGCCTGTTGCTTCTGCACCGAAATTTAATTTGTCATTAACTCTGCTAGTAGCATTTTTAGCTATTCCAGTAATATTTTGATCTCCTGTAAATTTTTCCATAAGTTTCTCCTTAAGTTACTTTACCTGTGCCCATTCCAATACCTGGAGAAGCACCAGCTCCAGATATAATAACTTTGGCAGTAGATCTATTATGAACAGTGTTTACATAAGAATCGGCCAATATTTCAGCAAAATTTGGCCAAAACTCTCCATTAAAACTTGGAATTATAGATATTATTGAATTTTTAATATTTAAAGATATTAAACCGCTAAATCCACCGTATTTTACCGTTCCCGTTCCTATGCAAATAGGATTATGAACAGAAGTTAAAATTAAATCGGTAAAATAAACTTCTTTTATAGAATCTGCTATAGCTTTTAATATGGCCACTAGATACCTGCCAGAGTTGTTTTGTGGAGGCGGGTACGGTAAATGAGTAGTCTGTCCAAATTTTCTTATTACTTCAGATCTTATTTTTTCGTATGCAATTTTTACCATATATTCACTATCAAAATTTATACTTTTTCCTACACCAACTCCAGATCCACCAAGAGGATTAAATGCACCCACATCAAAACTTTTATATACTATCATTTTGGTTTCTTTTGCAATTCCGTTACCTAAACCAATACAAAAGTTATTAAAATATTCTGGATTAGGCTGTTCGGCAGGGCCTCTACCGCTTAATTGCGAAATATTTTCTATCATTTTTTGCCTTATCAGAATACCAAGTTTTACCCCATTAATTGGCATAAAATTAACCTGATCTAACGTTTTTAACACCTATAGATGGAACACCAGTTATTAAATCAACTACAGGGTTTAACGTATCTGTCATAACCGCACCAGAAGATCCGTTTATATTAACCATAGGTGCGGTAACTGTAACGGGTCCAGATGAATTTAAATTTGTAGTTCCGTTTGATTTAATATTTATGCTTCCAGCAGTTACAGAAGCGCTACCAGATACATTTATAGTAGCTTTACCTTTTACTTCAACGTTCCAAGTCTCGCACTCCAAAGTGATTTTTTTATTATCTTTATCTATTGTAATTTTGTCTCCAGATGCATCGTCTAGTATAATACTATTAGTATTTAATTGAATATTTGTTTTACCAATTAAAGACTTTAAAGAATAATTATTGTCTTTTGATATAAATTCTTCAATATTATTAAATCTTTTTTTATAATGCTGCCCCAATAACGGGTCAGTCTGACTCCCGTGCAATCTTACAGCCCCTATTATTACACCCAATGTGGTATCGTTATTTATAAAAGTAACTAAAACTCTTGAGTTTAATTCTAATATATGATCATCAAAATTATTAACCGAACCATATTTTTCAGACAAAATGCAATTTACTGGTATTTGCGAATAACTGTCTAAAGTTATTTTTACTCTGTAAACGTATTGATAACCATAAAAGTTATTTTTATTATTTGGTGGAAAAATTTTTTCAACCACACCCAAAAAAACTTTACTGACATCTATTTTCTGCATAAACTATTTCCCATCTTTTTTTGTTTTAGATGTTTCATAGCTGATATGTGATAAAATTTTATTTTTTGAATTTGGTCCAAGAGCGCTAGAAAAATAAACTGGGGGTTTTTTATCGCTTTCAAGACCTTTTGAGTAAAGTCCGTTTGATAGTTGTAAAGCTGTTGTAAAAGTTTTAATTCCGTTTGAATTGATTGAACAATTATGTGATACAGATTCTATATGATATACAATATCGTTTATTTGTACGTTATCACCCTCACAAATAGGTTCAACAATGCCTTGTAAACTAACGGAACCAGATAATTTTAAATGTCCATTAAACATCCAGTCAGCTCTTTTTTTTGTCCATCTGTTTAAATGATATTCTTCCCCTTCGCCGCTTGAATAAGTCAAAGAAAATGAATCTTGATGTACATCAGCTCTTAACCCATTTCTAGTTATATCCTTAAAATCAATTATTGAAGATCTATTTAATTCATTATATTTTATTGCATCATTTGTAGTTTGTAAGCCGCCCATTAAATCAGAAGATGTTGGATATATTAAACAAAAGTTTACTCTTTTTGATTCATCTTTAATTAAATTAACAGAACTAATAATTGAATTATTAATCACCCATCTGGGAAGGTTTCCAAAAAAGGTTCTATTAGATGCTAAATCAATTTTTTTATCTTCTTTTTCCGAGGTTGTATTTTTTGTTGGATCTTTTGCTAAGCTACGATTTGTTTCGGGGCTAGTTTCGTATGTTTTGTTTTCTTGATTTGTTTTATCTATATCAGACCAATACTGAATGTTTTCATCTACTGCACCATTTTTAAAAAAATTATACAATCCGGTGCTAAATGGCTTTTCTCTTATTGTTAATGACGGACCAATACAATTGTTTGGATTAATTCTTAACGAGGTAAACATTTCATTTAAAACATTATGACTAAATTGATTTAATATGTTCCATATAGATTCATTATCCCATAAAGGCATTCTCCATTTAACAAAACCTTCGGTTCTTATTGGTGTTCTCCATATTACGTTGTATTTTTGTTTATTTAAATCTATTTTTTCACCCTTGCTTGTAACAAATGTTTTTTCAAGCATTGGATTAAAAAAAGACCACGGCTTGCTACTACCTTTTGATGAACTATATCTTTGGATTCCACCATAAAAATTATATATTTCCCATGCTTCATTTGCTGTTTCCCTGCCTAAAACTTTAGATATCTGTGGCGGTAAAAATATGCTATCTGTATAGCTCCCTGGGATTCCTTTAGATCCTATAAAGTCTTCTCTATGTATTCCAAGTAAAAATAAAAAAAGCTGTAATACTATATCATCTGGGCACTTTGAATTTACTGATTCAGAAAAATAAGAATCTAATTTTTCATTTAATTGTCTAAATTTTTTTTGAGCTTCTTGCAAACTAAGAACTGCTCCAGGACCTTCATTTTTAATATTATTAAATTCTGCCCCAACTAAAAGTTCATAAGTAAAATATACAGAATTTGCTAATTCTAAAAAAGATTGACATTGAATGTTTTGAGTAACTGTTATTCTACCGTTTGGAGAAGAAGATAGGTTAGAAGATACTCTTAAGACCCTGCCAACAAACTTTAATCCAGAACTCCAATTACATAAATCGTTTTTATAATCAGCGTTTAATTTTAGTTTATCTGCCAAAGAATCAATTTTAGATTTATCATTTGATATCCAAACTACAACCCAATCACCAGGAGATATTTCTGATTCATAATTAAAATCACTAACTTTCATTAAAAGATTACATATTTTAGCAAAAGAACTTTTAGAGTTTTCAATGGTTACGGATATGCAATCATTTTTAACTATCACACCACTTGTATCTTTTAACCCCGATTTATTACCTTTAGGGTTAAAGGAGGAAACTGGTTGATTAAATTTTACAAAATAAACTAACCACGCTGGATTTATTTGGTGAGAATCTTTCGAATTAGATCCTAATATGTAACTTGGATAGTTCATAAATATTTTTTAAATTATGGTTTAGTTGGACCAATCATTGGTGTACTCGCCATCCAGTCAGCAAATTCATCAGCCCAGCTTTTTTTGCCAGCGGCTTCCAATTCTTTTGGAAGATCCCTTATTCTTTTAGCCGTCGCCTCTAATCCGCTTGCAACTTCCTCAGTTATCCCCTTTCCTAATTGCCGTAATTGTTCGTCCGCAGTTAACCCAGCGCCAGTTACTTGAGCTTTTCTTTGTGCTACTATATCAACTGGCGACGGCGCAACTTCTGTTGATACATCAGAAATTACACTTTTTGTAGCTGCAGATGTAAATAAATCACCTTTAGCGGCAGCTTCGGTTCCAGATAAAACATTTTCAAATCTTCTAGCTTTAATTAATTCCGATTCCGGTGCTATACCTAATGAAGCAGCGGCAGAAGACCTGGCCCAATCTTTAAATGTTTTTACTCCCTGTGTTTTAACAAATTTACCTTGTGAAAATGCAACAGGATCTAAACCTGACTCTAAAACAGCTTTTGCGGCCCTTTCTCCGCCCATCATTTCAACAGAAAATTTTTGAAACTTTTCCATTGTTCCAGCCGTCATACCTAAAATATCTTCTGGAGATAAATTTTTTCCAGTGTAATTGTTAATCATTTCAATAGCTTTATCTGATTGTCCAGTTTTAAACATTTCAACTAAAATCGCAATAAATTTTGGATTTGTAATTCCTACTTTTCTTAGGGTATCTGCTATTGAAAAATATTGTGCATCCAAAGCCTCGTTACCTTGTCCACCCTTTAATAGTCTTGCAACGTCTTGTATATTTTGAGCTTGGAGTTCTGGAGTTAACCCATCCTTAGATAAAATTTTTGCCGCTTCAACTAAGGGTGCGGCAGACGATGCAACAGTTGCATATGGGTTTGCGGCAACTTCTAAAGCCGCTTTTCCTATAAGATCGGAATAAATTGGAGTTTCAGCTCTAGCTGTGCCAGAACCCATTTGCCTTAAAATTCTATTCATCGATTCAATTGATGTTTCACCAATTGACCTTCCTCTATAACCAAAGGTCATAGCTGCTTTGGAGGCAGCGCCGCTATACATAAATCTTCTACTGGTTCCAATGGTGTACTCAGGAATATCCATCATTCCTATACCCATGTTTAAACCTAAAGCTTGTGTACCTGCAATATCTTCAAGAGTATACCTTCCAGATTGTAATAAAGGGGATAAAATATTTGTTCCTAAAGTTTGTCCGTAAAGTCTATAAGTTTCATTGAAAGCATCATATCCAGTCATAGCGGCTGGTACAAATTCTTGAAACCTTACCCCATAAAGTTCTTTGTCTACGTCTTGCTTTGTTTTTACATATTGACCACGAATTAGTTCTGGACTTAAAACGGATGATAATTGTTGAAAACCTTTATCAAAACTACCGGTTATTATATTACCTAAACCAGATAAAACATTACCTAAACCAGTAGTTGCATATGCTGCACCATAAACTCCTGGCCCACGTTCTTCTGCAGTGCTTCCTAATCCTACACCTAAAGTTTTTAAAGTAGCTAAAGTAATATCCCCGCTAGCGGCTTCTGTTGACACTCTCATTCTGTATCTTTGTCGTTCCGCTTCTTGCGATTCAAAAACTTGGCCCGTTGCAAACAAATCAAGTGCCCTTAGTCCAGCAGCGGCTGCTAGACCACCCGCAATATACGGAGAAGCAGATGCGCCAAAAGACCTCATCTGTCTCATCATTCCAGGTATTCCCATGCCGCCACCACCTGCCCCACCCGCTGCCACCCCACCACCTGCACCACCACCGCCGCCCGCTCCACCACCTGATAAAATACTAGAAATTATTTGCTGGTTTGCTGAAAAGGAAGTTGGCGGAGTAAACCCGCCCGAAGCTGAGAACATTTGGGATACGTTTTGACCCCCGCTGACCGCACCTGCCCCAGTAGTAACAAACAGATTTTGAATCGCAGAAGCTAAACTATTTACTTGCTGTATTGCACTTCCTGTTTTACTTGAAAGTATTGTATTGATAAAATTATTAAATGCTGTTCCGCCGTTTTTATCTAAATTTTCAGTAGAAATTTTTATGTTTTGAATTTTTTCATCTATTTCTTCAAGCATTTTTAATGCTTTTGACGCACTTGCCTCGTCAACGGTAAAAGAAATCTTTATACTCTTTTGTTCATCTGGCATAACTATTTGAAATAAATAGACTAATCGCTATCAATGTCATCACTAAATGACAAATCGCTTAAGTCGCCTTGTTCCGGTATGTCTAATAGATTAAGTTCTTCTGGAAGAGTTTGAGATTGTTCACTTTTTTGTTCTTCCTCAACTTGACGCTGCATTTCTTTAACCCACTCTTCGTCCTCATCTTCAGCTTCTTTTAGTTCTTCCTCATATATAATATTTTGCCTAGCTTCCTCATAAAGCTTACGTTGTTCATCATCGTTACTTTCCAGCATTTCCTTAAAGCGTTCTTCAAACCATATTTGTAATATTTCTTCTTCTGAATATTCGTCAACTTTATTTAAAGGAATGGAAAATGTTTTAGAAAACCACCTACAAATAAATCTAAACTGATCTTCATACGTAGGATTTTCTATGGCCTTAATAGCCAATATTTGAATTGCTTTTAGTGTTTTTGAATCCACTTTTCATTATTCTTTTGTTTCATCTTTTTTAATTAAAGATTGTTTTGCTTCATCGGCTTTTTTGGACAATCCTGTTTTTCTTTCATTCTCAATTTCTACGCACTTGTTAAAAAGTAAGCTTATTACATTTACGTCTTCTAACTCTAAGCCAAAGTTTGATTCTGCCCAAAATTTAGGGGCCTCGACGATTCTTACATAAAGCTGACCTAACATAAAAGCTTCTGCTCTTAAAGCATCAAGAGCTGTTTCCCCATTTGGACCTAGAATATCTCTACGTCTTTGGTCCGACAAAAACATATCTGATCGGGTCAAAAGAGTTTTAACTTTAAAAACACCTGAGTAATCTCTTCCGCTATTCTCGCCTTTTTCAGAAAAGCTAAATTGAGTAAACTTGTCCATAATATCTCCTTATCATATTAATATATTACTTTTTTTCGCTTTCTTTGTAAAGCCTGATCGTATCTGTAACAAAAAACCAATAGATTGCTAATGCTGCTGCAGTGGCTATTGAAACCCTAATTTCTGCATAAATTAAAGAAGTTATGAAAACCCCAATTCCAGCTACCGCATACCCAGCGCTAAGAAGCGCTAATAAAACCCTCAAATTTAAAATTTTCATTTTTAACCTTTTTTTTAAAAGCTAAGTTATTGTTTTAATTAGTTTTTTATACAGTTGACCATATTATAACATAATCTTATAGATATCACAACAATATTTTCATCACGTAAATTTTTGTAACTGTTGACTTTTTTGGTATATTTATTAATAATAAGACAAAAGAGGTTAAAAGTGTCTGAAAAAAAATATCACTTAGCATCATTAATCCCTCATGAGCAACTTGCTTTAAAACTGTTATTAAAAAACATGTTTAAGCACAAAACTAAAGAATTAATGAACAAGTTGATAGGGGAAGTTGATCCTATAAAAGTTGAGTTAAAATATAAAGATTTTGTCAGGCTGTTTAATTCTTTCGATGATTTATCTGGACCACTACCGACTTATATGAACGTAGAAAAATCAAAAAGCAAACTTTTTTATTTTACAGAGCATGGCATTAATTTTATGCTCGAGTCTCTTTATATTTACGAAGACGGAAAAAATTCAACTCTAGACAGTGAAGATATTCAATTGATTGAAGAATTTTTTTCACAAATTAAAAATCTTTTAACCGAATCTAGAAACTATACCTACTCTGCTGATGAAATTTCCAAGGCTTTAAAAAGAGGGTAAAATGCGGCAAGTTATAGTTAAAAAAACCAACAGAATAGACAAGGATGTTTTTAACAACTTCAGTCTATCTTTTGATAAAAAAATTATAATAAAGCCAGGATTGCAAAGAATAACTTTGGAGAATCCGATACTTGTTATGGCTGGCGGACAAATTAACTGGAGGGGACAACTTTGTGAGGCTATGGTTTCTTCCGGTTTAGTTTTGTCTGGAATTTATTTTAAAGATGTAACAATTACTGTATATGTTTTTAACACAAACACTCAGGCATTAGAAATTCAACCAGAAATTTCAATAGTTGAACTTCATGCATACGAATCAGTGTCCGTTAGACAGGTTGAACAAGAATTTAATAAGGTAATTGTTATAAACAAAGAGCTCTCAAAAACAGAAGGAATTAAAGAAGAAAAAGCAGGGCTTAAAAAGAAAAAATCAAAGAAAAAATAAGGCAACTATTCCTCGACGACAAGCAATTCAACATCTAAACTAAAGATCGCATCGCTTTTTGCTGGTGCTGGTGGCCCGGACCTAGGCTTTATATAAGCGAGGCACAAGGTGGTCTAGGCAATCGACAACGATTTCGATGCTTGCTAGACATACTTCCGTCCAGTTTTTCTCTTTTCTTTCCGATAGGTAATTGGACATCAAACTCCAAAGATTTGAATTGTTTAATTGTGCACTTCATAAAGAGATTATGACATGAAGCGTTACTTGTCGTCAAGGGGTAGTTACCAAAAATAATATTATTTAGTTTTTTTGACAACTTCTTTTTTAGAGGCTTTTTTCTTGGAAAAAATACCTTCTGCGGAATTAGCCCCAGCAACCCCTAAAGCCACGGTAGCAATAGCTTCAGCAACTACGACACCTTTAAAAAAACCTAAAACAAAAAGACATGATATGGCGAAAACCGCTATAGTTGATCTTCTGCATTTTAAAACTGATAACGGTTCCATAATTATTTCCTTGTCCTTAAAATCAAAGAAAGCGAGTTTAGAGTTTTTTCAATCATGTCTAATTGTTCTTTATTGGGCTCTTTGGATTCGTTTTGCCAAGAAACAATAACAAAACCGCCTATATGGGGTTCCGACCCGACCTTTACCATTAAAATGGTTTTTGTACCGTTTAAGATCTTAATTGATTTCCAGTCGCCGTCTACTAAATTGTCCACCCTGCTAAAGAAACATTTATCCCTAATGGTGTTAGGCACATAATTGCCTAAACTAGTGACTATAACGTTGCTATAGCACGTTAAAGCGTTCTGGGGGTATGCTACCCCTGCTTTTAAAGACAAATGCGTTATAGAGCATTTTAAAGCAGAATCCCCATTGATGTAACGATCTCCGTTATGGAACTGAAAAAGCTTAACCCTATCCGCACCCAAAATAATACGAACTTCAGTTAATTTCTCTTGAATCTGTTCGTTTTTTTCAAGTAAAATAGTTAAACTGTTGTATTCTTTAGTCTTTATGCGCTCTCTTACTTTTTCGTAAATCATAAACAATAAAAGTACGGTAAAAGCAAAAGTTTCAGATAAAGTCTTAAGAGTAGTTAAATCAAACTTCATATGGGCATAAAAGTAATATCAATAAAAGATTAAGTCATGCGTCGTAAAAATCGGTAAATTTTGAGTACATAAACGTGCCAAAATTTCCAAATTCTGCTGTGTTATGTATGTTATCTAATAAAGCATCGAAACCCTTAATTAATTCATCTTTGGAAAAACCTAAAGTGATGTGCATATGCTTAAATAAGTCGTTAAATTTAACACTTTTCAATAAATATTCTTTTTTTTGACTGTTATATAATGAAAACTGATTAGGACCTGCCATGTAAACACGATACATATTTTTACTCCCTGGGTTAAACTTATTCCTAGTTACAATGTTTATATTGTACCAAGTTGACCAATTAATTCAATCAAAACTTTTTTAAAAAACTAGTAGATTTTTATTTTTGTAAAATCTATAATATATAAAGTTAAAAATTTGCAAATAAGATATTATTATGATTAAAGAACAAATTAGAGTTCACGTGCCATATGCACATTTTAAACTTTATCAAATGGCAAAAAAATACAATAAGCCCTTTAGACAATTTTTAATTGATAGCGGCGTTAAATGGCTAAAGAGGTTTAAATGAGTTATTTAGTGGTCAAAAATAAACATACAAAAAAACTTAAAGACCTTAGAAAAGAAGACTGGGATCTTGCCAAAAAAAACGAGGTTATACTTATAAATTTAACTTCCTTGTCTTATTATGATAATAATACAGATAATTGGATTTATATTTTAACCATACAAGACACTAACAAAAAAAACGTTACTAAAAAGACACTAGAAAGAAACGATTTTATAAAAATTAGAACCATAGCTCATGACTTTTTTATGCAAAAGGGTGTGGAGGTCAATGCGCAAGAATACATGAGAGATTATCTACTTTTTTCTGCATTAGAAGAATATCTACATCGAAACAAAATTGACCCTGGTTTTACAACTAAAAAGCCTTAAGTTGAATTGTTTTTAATTTTGTGTAATAATAAGGGGAGAGGTAAAAATGAAACTTTTAAAACTTTTATCAAAACTAGGTCTTAAATCAAACCCTAAAATTAAAAAACCTGAATCTCAACCTCAAGAAGACGCCGCTGTACAAAAAGACGCTAAACCTAAAACAAAATATCCGGTATCTATTTTTGAATTAATTAAAAAGCATGGAAATGAACCAGAAGCTCAAAATGTTATTATTAAGAGGTTGCAAGAAATGGATGAAGCCGCTCGTGGTTACGCTTTAGACAGTTTAATAGATAATTTTGGCGAAGATCCTAAAACAATCAAACTTTTAGATAAGTATTTAAAACTTTTAATTGAAGAAGATAAAATCCAGGCATTAAAAGATTTTGCGATTCATCATGGGGATATTGAACAAATTATAAGTTTAATCGACAAATACATACCAGAAATAAGTGAAAATGACAAGTATTGCTTGCTTTCAGACTTAACCGATCATCACGGCAAAAACGTTAATGTTCAAAAACTTATCGTTAAGCATATTAAGCATGTAAGCGTTCTACATCAATATGATGTTTTACTCAGGTTATATCACTCCCATGGCCTAGATAGAGAGTTTCCAGAAAAACTCACCCCCTCTGACCTAAAAAATTTAACCGAAACGCAAATCAAAAGAATTTTTAGTTTAGCACCTGAAGTAACCGAAGATTTGGTAGGAAATCATATTAATAGTTTAAGCGAAAAAAACAGAAGTATATTAATTAAAAATGCTTCTAAAGACAAAGAAGAATCTATGGAAAAGAAAAAAGAAAAAAAAGTTGCTAAACAGCAACTAAACGAATTAGAAAAAGAGGTTATTTTACTTGATTTGAGCAACCTCAAAAAAGTAAAAAACGCTTTAGGGGAAGAAACGCTCGAAGTTAATTTTCAAAACCCCGTTAAAATATACCCATATGTATACGAAAAAAATGAAGATACTCAAATTGGCGATGCTTTTTTAACCGTTAAAGGCAATAAAATTTATGCAACAATTACATTGTGCCCGCAGCTTAGGGAGATAGTTGAAAATATGCCCGATAGAAAACCAATTTATAAGCCATCTGGAAATCTTTCCATACACAAAGGTGAGGCTAAACGCATGATGGTAGATTTTATTTATATGGTGTTTTAATGAAAACGCTAGAGTCAGATAAAATCGTATGCTTTGACGTTGATGATACTTTAATAACTCAGGATTTTCATGAAGAGGGGGTTGAGGTTGTAGTAGAGTGCAACGGGTATAAAACTGATGTTTTAATTATAAACAACAACATAGATTCGCTTAAAAAACACAAACGTCAAGGGCAAACTGTAATTGTTTGGTCCGCTGCTGGCCATAAATGGGCAGAGTCCGTAGTTAAGGCTCTAAATTTAGAAAAATATGTAGATTATGTAATGTCTAAACCAAATTGGTATTATGACGATTTGCCGTGTGAAAAATGGATGGGTAAACCCAGGTGGGGCAGGGACAGGAAGTAAAAGGAGTTTAAAAATGAGAAACTTAGTAAACTTGGTAATGCAGCAGCAGATAATAGTGGTAACTTTAATTTTATTGGTAATGTACATAATTGCAGTGGTACCAAAAGCTATTGAATTACTTAAATATATATCAAAAAATAAAAGTTTTCTTAAAAAAACAATGTTTAGTTTATTTTTTCTAGTGTCTATTTCTGCAGACTTAGCAATAATGGTTTTAGCTATTCATGGATTGGTTTATTTTTTAAACCCTTGATCAACAGAGAGAAACAAAAGGGCACTTAGGATTTATATCCTGGTGCCCCGAGGTAAAACTTATGTCGCCGACAAAGAAGAAAGAAAAAATATACCACCTAATTACATTTTACACCCCAGTAATTAGCCCCGTAGATTACGATCTCTCTTTCTCTGGAATAACAGCTAGAATTATTGACATTGGGGATGATTTTTACTTTTTAACGGCTTTTTTTATGGACAGAAGTGGGAAACTAAATGCATTTAATATGTATATACCATATACAAATATAGCTGGTATGGCAGAATTAAAAGAAAGTTCTGAAAAATTTGAGCCTGAAGAAGAAAAAGACAGTGGCAAAGAAGAGTTTACTGGGAATGTGATTAACCTCGACAGGAGAAGAGAGGAAGAAAAAAATGAGTAGGTTTATAATTTTAATTGCATTACTGTTTACAGTCAAATTTGCAAAAGCAGAAGATAGTTACTCTTTTAGTAGCAACCAAAAATTAAGAATTGCCACCACTATTTTAATTTCTCAAGCTATGTCAAGATTGCTTTACGAACTAGGTGCCAGCAGCTCAGGAAGAACAACCATCAGTAATTTTTTAATTTTAGGGCCAGCAATTACTTCAGAACTTCTAAGCGAAAAGCCGTCCCAAAACAATCTCATTTCAACTGGTATAGGTATAGTAACTAGTAACCTGATTAGCATTTCTCTTGATTGGTAAAATAAAAAAACCTCTACTAAAACAAACTAGTTGTCTTAATAAAGGCAAGGCGGGGTCTGCAATTTTTTTAAAATGGCTGTGGGAGCTGGGATCGAACCAGCCTCCATCCGAGTTAACAGCTCGGTGCTCTCGCCTTGAGAGCTATCCCACACTCTATAAGCCTGTTAATAGAACGAGGCTTACTTAAACTTTAATTAAAAGCTAGCGGCTCCTGGCTCGTCATCGCCGCCATTTTTGCTGCTAGTTTCGTCTTCACCTTTAAGGCCCATAATATCTAATCTAACGTCAGATACGCCTCTTGAAGAAACCCCCGAAGACCATCCTAATACTCTGCAACCAACAGCAGTAAAAATTCTTTCTCCAGATTGTCTATCAATGATAGCAACTGCGAAATCTTCTTCGTTTAATAAATTCTTGAGCTGTGTAGCATTTGCTACAGCGTAAGGACCGGAACCCACAACTCTAAAACCAGAAAGGCTTAAACGAACAGCATCTTGATCAATTGGAGTAATCTCAACTGGACTAAATCTTCCGAGAATAAAAGCAGGTACTTTACCTTGGGTCATAGACCAGGTGCAGTTTGTGAACAGGCCGACCTCTTGATTATTAATAAGAACTTTGGCTCTTGCCCCAGTCATTATTTTAGCTTTTGCCATCTTTTTCTCCTAAAAAGTATTATATACAAGATTAAGACAGTTTCAACATATTGTTTTTGTCAATAAAAAAACCAATAAAATTAAACAATTACAACTATTTAGGTTTGTTCCTGTCTTCATATACCTTCTTTAGTTCATTTATTTCTTCATCTTCTTCTGGTTCTGCGTCTAAATCCCAATCAATATTTAATGGATTCCATTCACCGTCAGCCCGCATACCCTCTCTGCCAGGAAATATTGGGTGTATTTCAAAAAAATGCTTTCCTTGCTTTGACACACCACACTTTTTAACCGCTATAAGTTCGCCAGGTTTAGTTCCAGCGGGTATTTTAATGGTCCTGGCACCGTACATTGTAGTAACTTCTTCTTTGCCGCCTTTAATCATTTTGATGAGCGGTACTTTAGCTACCGAGTAAACGTCCGTTCCTTGTATTTTATAGTGCGGGTGTTCGTTTACGGCCAAGTTAATAAATAGACTTCCAATGTCCGCACCTTTTTGTATTCCTTTACCTTTAAAAGTATAAGCTTTTTGTCCGGTCGTTCCTGGATCTACGGTGAACTTAAATTTTTCTAAAATAATCTCGCTTTCATCATTATTCTTGTCTATTTTCATCATGTTTGAATTCAAATTTAAATGTAATTCTTTACCAAAAAAACCTTCCTCAAAAGTAATAGTAAAATAAATATTTACGTTTAAGTTAGTAAAGTCTCTTATTTGTTTCTGTTTAAAGTCTGGATTAGTGAGCATTTCGTATGCCCAATGAACCTCGTAAAACTTATTCTTCTCGTTTGGATTTAAATCTGGATGATATTTTTTAGCTAGTTCTCTATAAGCCTTTTTGATTTCTTTTAAATCTTTTGTAGGTTTGATTCCTAAAACTTTAAAGCATTCTTCAGCAGTTCTAGCTTTATAAAAATCATCGGCCATAGTTTATAAGATTAACATATTGCAGGCTTTTTTAAAACCTGAAAGATTATTTAAGATTAGTATTGATAAACAAAAAAGCATGTGAGATAATAAATTCATAAATTTTAAACCCCTAACAAATTCAATAATTTAGGAGAAAAATATGTCAGATGGAATGAGTGAGGTTTACAGGCGTAAATATGCTATTGAAAGATTCAAACTTGCACTTGGTGACCTTTATAGAGAAGCTCCGAATGATTGGACCGAAATCGTTATGAAATCAATTGCACTTAAGTTTGCTAAAAAAACAAAAGTTAAAAAGTTAAAAAAAGTTAAATAAAATGTGGATCGGTAGAGTTCGTGTACTTTTTATTTGGAAGTTTCCTCAATCTGATGAAATTTACGTTATCCCATTTAAATTTATGCGAAGCGTATGCGGCTGCAAGGTAGTAATATTGTTTAATTTTGCTTTTATTTTTCCTACTAAGGCATGCTATAAAGAAGCCAAAAGGCTTTTAAAAAAGAAAAATAAAGATGATCTGCCCTAGATGTAAAAATGAAATGAACCAAGAAGCTTTATTTACAACTATAAGCTACAAGTGTGTTTGCGAAGACGGCTGGTTTACTATTGAACAAATAAAAGAGAAACTGTGCCCGCCTGATTCAGACATACTAGAGCGTCCAATTCATTTAAAATTTAGGGATTCAAAACAAGACGGTGATGTTTTTGTGGGTAATATGGATTACTTTGATCATTGTCCAAAAGATCGTAAATTTAAAATGGACTTAACAATGGGCAATAAAGTCGCAATTTCGGATGAGACTGAATACGCAAATTTTTTGTACGGATATTCAATAATTAACGATCAAGCTTATTTTCTTTTGTTTTTAGGTAAGTAGATATAAAGAAGACTAGTATAAGCCAGAGATATTACCAATAAACTATTTGTATTACATGCTTTAAAAGCAAAACAAGTTTTAAAGGACATTAACAAACCAGAAATACAAATAAAAAACACTAATACTCTTAATAACATTTTTAATTCCTAGATAGGGCGGCTCACCAGCTATTTATTCTAAATAGCAACCAAGTCAATCTACGTCAGGATCTTTCTCTTTACCTTTTAATTCATCAAAGAGATCCAACATATGATAAAAATCTTGCTTGTCTAATTGATCGGCGTTGTTTGTAACAATATTAGTTAGGTTGGCATCAATCATTTCGCCTAAATTTCTAATGGCCTCTTCTTTAGTTAAAAGACCTTTTTGGTATTCAAAGCATATTAAACACATATTATTTTATTATTTTAATACCTCTAAAAGCTTGTCAAAACTTAAACACATAGTAATAAATAGAAAAACCATAAACCAGATTAAACCTTCTACTTTATTACTACTCATGTGTTTATTATAATAGGTTAAGATTGCAATATCAACTATTAAATATCCTTAATAAATCTATAGTGACCTGTTCCAAATATTTTATGGTAACCTTCTGATCTCATTTGATCGTCTTTTTTGCCCCAAGATGCCCTTCTTGAAAGCCTAATCTCCTTATCAGTCCAAAACATATCTGGGGGAGTAATGCCGTCCAATTTAAAGCCATTTTTGATATAAACTTGACCGTTGCTTATTCTTTTATCTGCATAGGACATGATTGAATTATAACCTAGTTTTTTAAGTTCGACTTGAGAATGTGACATTAGTTTAGAAAACCCGCCTACAACTGATGCATTTTTAACAGTGCAAAACCTTACCAATTCAACACCATATTTTTTGTTTTTACCAAAAGTTATTAATTGAACTAATTTGCCGTCTTTTTTAAGACCGATATTTAAAAATGAGCTTCTAAATCCCATTAAGTGATTATCGTTGCAAAAATGTTTAGTTTTTTTAAAGCTAATTTTAATTACTTCACAATCTCTTGCGTTGATTTTGTTTTCAGTTATATTAAGCTTGTTAGCTATAATTGAGCATACCAGATCAAATTTAAAATTAATTTCATCTTCAAAAAACGATATTAATTTGATTTCCTGAGATTCTGCTAATTCATGTTTTTCTTTGTTACTATATTTTTCTTTATTTAATTCGCAATGCCAATATAAACCATCTATTTCTATTCCAATATTATAGTCTGGTAGATAAATATCTATTTCTAATGGATACCCACCCTTTTTTAAAATTTTTTGATTCCTTTTAAAATTTATGTTTTTTGATTCTAAAAAATTACATACTTTTTGTTCTATTAAAGGATTGTTTTTATGTTTTGGATGTCGAGTTTGATTAAAAATAACATTATACGGTAACGCTTCCCATTCGCCAAATTTAGGATCAATAAAAATAGCCCGTGAGTGCATTTTAATATACGTTTCTTTTTTAATTTTTATACCAGTTCCCATAGAATCCAGCCTAGACTGGATTTCATCTGGATGGATCAATTTATATTTCTTTTTTCTATCGGACAATCTTTTAGGGTGTGGGTACCTACTACTTAAAACATATTCAACTATTTTTGTAAACTCTCCGTAATCTTTATCTATAAAGGTTGCTGTTTTTTTAGTGCCTAAATACGTACTTTCAATAATTGTTACTTCTGGTGGTAATTTTTTTTTAATTTCCTCTACAGGAGTTTGCATGCCTCTATAAGATCTATTTGGATGCTTACCACCTTTTAAAAGTCTATTGGGAATTGCCCAAAAATCTCCAAAATCTTTATCAGTAAAAAGTGCTTTAAATTTCGTATTAACGTAAGTAGATTTATCTACTGAAATAATTTCAGGGTATTTTTCTTGGATTTTTTGAAGAGTTTTTTCAGATGTCCAAGTTTTTTTCTGAGATATTAAAATTGATTTTTTACTTTTTTCCATAAATTACATATAGTTATTATACACTATTATGAATAAAAGGCAACAAAAAAGCGCAAGATGTAAAATCCTGCGCTTTATATAAACAATTGATTTTATTGAGCTTGTGAAGCAGTTTGCTCAACTTGACTAATTTCGAACTGTATAGGCACAAAATAAATGAGTCCTGCTAGCTTAGCCTCTAAATATATACTCATTACTCCGCCCTTTAATGACACTTTGGCGTTTTTATAGCCCTTTGGAGCGTCATCTGAAGGGGCAATGAACCTAAGCCTCAAGAAGTTAAACATTTCGCTTTCTAGGAACACTAGAGCAACTTGAGCGCTGATTTCAGCTACAGATTTACCAACAATAGCCCTGTCAAAGTTTTGAATCAGTGTTAAGGCCATAATGTCAGCAACGTATACAGCTTGTAAGCTATTATATACAAAGTTGTTATCTACAGCATAGGTTGTTTGATCCGAAACCCATCTAAATCCACCAGTTTGAACTGGCTCAAGAATTAGCAATCCTGCAGTTAAAGCGTCTTCTAGTTTAGACGGGATCTTGGTATCGAAATCCTTTTCAGGTTTAACAATACCACTGATATTTGCAAATTTCTTAACAATACCACGGTAACCAGCAGCTGCTTGCATTCCAGCAGCAATTACTGCGGCCATCCAAGGCTGATATTGAACAATTGTGCCGCTTCCGCTTAAAGCTTTAACGTCTTGGAAAGCCATCGCAACTCTAAAACTTGATAGAGCAGCAGCAGATTGCTTTTGAGCTTCATAAGTACCGCTTCTTGAAACAAGTGCTGAACGGTTTTTGCGAGCTTTTAAAGAACTCATGTCAATTACATGAGATTTTAAATAAGCATTTACTGCATCAACAGTATAAGTTGAACTTGATTCTGTTTCACCAGCAAGGATATCTTCAGAAGCATCTTTACTGATAAGAGGAACCATAAAGTTCGTAATAACACCTTGGCAGGCATCAATTGCTGATACCCAATCGGCTCCAGTGCTACCACCTTTAGCTCCACCACTTAAGAATTTGGCTAGGTCCATAGCTTCTGGTAAACCAGATTGAGAACCGCTTTGTAGAGCAGATGTAGCTAAAGAACCACCGCTTACATTTGCTTGCCATTCAACAGCATCTTTTTTTACTCTTCCTGGCTTAGAAGAAGCTCCTGAAGCACTGATTTTAAAAGTACCTCTATCAAGGCTGCTAGAAGCTACTAGGTTAAAGCTAGACAAAGAAACTGCAGATGAAAAGCTAGTTTGAGTTGCAGCAAAATCAACAACATCTTTCAATGTTGGGAATTGGCTGTAAGCGCATGAAAAAATTTCTGTTCCGTTAACTCTAAATTTAATGTCCGAAGAACCAACTATCATATCGGCTAGTTCTTGGGTGCATCCAAAGCTTGCAACTACATTACCACCAGCGCTAAATACGTCAGTTACGTTACCACGGCTGATTGTAGTAGTTACTTTGCTTTCTGCGCTAGAAACCAAAAGAGGTTTACCAGTAGCAAAAGAAGCCGCTGCACCAGTAGCTGGGTTTTTACAAATGTCAGAAGGCTCAGAAACAATTTCCATGCTCTTTCCAAGACCATCAATAGCTGGCTTTAAAACAGTAAATGGTTGAGCACCTTGAGCGATAGGTCCAGCAACCAATTGAGAGCCTGTTGCACCAGATGAACCGTTTGAAAGTCTAGCGCAAGTAAAAGAATTTGAAGTAGAAGCTGTTACTTGATATAAACCAGCGGCAACTCCAGCAAATGGAGCAGCTACTTTAACATAGTCACCAGCTTTTGGCTGAGCTGCCCACGCAGTATCTAACGACATTACGAATGTGCCATTTGAATTTGAAGTTGTGTTAAAAGTAACTGCGGAAAGACCTACACTTGATTGTCTGTCCATTCCAGAGATATTTTTAATTTCAACTTGAGTATAACAAAGTACATCTTCATCAGAACCAATTGGGGTAGATAGAACAGCTGCAACAGATGGAGCACCTGATGGAGCGTTTAATCTTTTAGCTGTAATGATAGCAGTTGTAGTTCCGTTAACTACGTCAGTTACAATATAAGCACCACGGTTTGCATCTGCAGCTCCGATAATAGCCGAATCAGCTAGAGCAGCGAAGTCACCAGTTTTGGGAATAGTTAAAGTATCCCCAACAGAAGGTAGATTTGCTGAAGCAATAGACCCTGGCATGCTGATAGCAATTAAGCTAGCGCCAGCATCAACTACTGCAACCGAAATATTTCCTACAGCAGATGTTAAAGGTTTTTTAAGAGTTCCGCCAGAGGCTAGAGTTCCTAAAGAAATACTTTCCATTGTAGCCGCAAAAGTAGGTCCATCAGTTAAGCTACTGATAGAATTTGAATCGACTGCAGAACCATTTTGTCTTAGGTTAAAAGACACAGCTGAAACTGCGTAATGAGGCATATAAGTAAATTTGCCAGTTGTAGGAGGCAATTCTGCAGCAGCAGTATCTACTTTGTATTTAATTAAATTACCGGGGGCACCAGCTCTTCTAGCAGTTAGGGTAGCATAGCTGCCAAATCCAGCTCTAGCTAAAATATCTGCAGCAGTAGAAGAAGCATTAACTTTCACAATTTTCACACCTGAAACTGAACCCACAATAGCGGGATCATTTGCAGCTGCTACGATAGCCCTAAAAGCATCTACTAACCGTCCAGATCCGTATTTAACTAATACAGAGGCGATGTCATCTGGAGCAAAAAGATTAGAGTTTAAATCTGATTCTTGAGTGTGGTCTGGTCCTTCGTTAGCTTCACCAATTAAAGTAACAACACCAGCAGCAGCAATTCCGCCTTGATTAGCACGGACTTGTTGTTCTACATAAGTACCTGGAATCTTTAAAGTTATCCCACTGTTTGTAGTATATGATTGAGCCATTTTAAAATACTCCTATATCTTATAGTATAAGATTAAGTTATTTGATTTCTTTGTTCTTTTTAAAATCCAAAGTCTTTTAGTCCTTCGTCAAACCTATTATCTTTCATGAAACCTTTAGCTTCAAAATGAAACTTTAAGGCTTCTTTAAGGCCGCTATTAAATTTTCTTTCAGTAGCCACTTTAGTAAACCATGCGTCAAAGCTTAATTGAGGCAAAGGTTCTTTATATTCGGCTATTGATTGTTTTTCGGCAATTTTGTCCGAATATTCAATATTATTATATTTTTTGTCTTTTTTTGACATATTACTTTTTCTTAGTATCAGTACCGCCAGGAACATCTTTTTCTTCTGGCATGATATCTGGAGAAAATTTTTCTTTCAATTCTTTTCTAGTGGCGATTCCTTTTTCTTTGCCACGAACTATAGGTTGACCTTCTTTTGGTGTTTCAACAGAAGGTAAACTAGCTATTTTCTTTTTTTCTTTAAAACTATAAATATCTGCCTTTTCAAAAGTATTTTTAACTAAATTTCTGTAATAGTTTTCTGATTTAGCAATTTTAGGAATTTTATAAATGAACTTTACTGGCTTTTTAAACTTTTTATTATTGCCATTATCAGAACTTGCCGGAGCTGAAGGTGGTACAATTTTTGTAGCCAAGCTAGGTTCTACTTGTTCTTTTTCTAATTCTTTTTTCTCATTCGGTTTTTTGCCAGCTTTTCTGCTTTCTGAGCTTCTTAGCTGAGATTTATCTTCTAAAGATCTTAAATGTGTTAGCATTTCTTCTTTAGAATCAGTGCTTTTATCTTTTAAATCATGAATAGCTTCTTTTACGCTTTCGCCTTCTTCTGCAACATCATGAGCTTTGTCTTCTGGCGTTCCTGGCAGATGCGGCTTATCATCTTTATCCATTGATTCTTTTTGCATTTTTTCCATGCAAGCTTTTATTCTTTTGGATAGTTCGTCAATTCTTTTTTTCTTGTCATCTTGGGGTGACATTTCCATTTCAACGTGCTTAGACTCTTCAGAACGAGCTTTAATAAGTTCTTGAAATGCTTGAAGTGCTTTAGGGTCGTTTTCTATGGTTTTTAGCAATTCTTTTGCTTGTTCTAATATCGACTTAGACATAATTACCTCTATATAGAGATTAAGTAATTTTACCTATAACATTATTATTTAATAAAATCAACTATTTATTTTCTTTTTTACCAAAGAATCCAGTAATCTTTATAGCTGTGTCTTTAACGGCTGGCATACCTAAACTATTTTGAAACGATTGAGATACTTGTGAAGCAGGGCTTGTATTGCCTTTTGTACCTCTAGGCTGTTCTTTAAGACTTGTACCGTTTAAAGATGGTCTGGTTTGACTAGGCGATACTACCGGCATAGTAGTTGCAGTAACACCATCAATCTTTTTAAGCTTTTGTGCAAAATAATGCTTCAAGTGGTTGCTTTTTTTAAAACTATTAAAAGTCTTTTCAGATGCTGCTAGCTTTGACGTATTTTTGATTTCATTTTTAAATGGACTATCTAAATTAAATTCTAACTTACCAGTTTTATCAGAAAACGAATGTGTAACATAACCTTCGTTTGGCCTTGAATGCCTAACTATAATTTCATTTTCACCTGAATAATCGTTAGAGCTTTTTATTTTTTTACCTTTATGTCTTTCGTATACATTTCCTGCCATTTTAGGGAAATGGTGAATATTATCCTCATGAATCCAAGATCCTAGAATATGTCCCATTCTTTTATTAGCAAACCTGCTAGCTATTCCTTGGTGTGGCGACCATGAAGTGTTTACGTCTTTTGGATAGTTCATTGATTTATCATCTAATACGCTATTTTTTTCTGAATCGCTAACGCCCCTGTACAAAAGAAATTCCCTTTTTCCATCTTTAGATCTTCTTACTTTTGTCAACCCTGATAATCTATGTAATGCCCTATCTCTTAAGTTTCCAGTTAATGGTTTAATTAAACCTCTTGTTGGCGTGTATTGTTTGGTTTGCCATTCATCAATTAACATGGCATTCATTTGGGATTCTTTATTTGGATCTGCTGGCATTTTTCTTTGCCTAGATCCCTTTTTTAAATTCTGAAAGTATTTTTCAGATGCGGCTAATGGTATTTTGGTTGTTTTTTTGTTTGCTTCATCTTGTATTTCTGAAATTTCATCGTCATTGTACCCCTGGGCTTTCTTTTCCTCGATATCAATTTCCCTATCAATTTCCCCCATGGCTTCTTGATATGTCTGCCTTTTAACTTTTTGTTCTGGCATTTTTGGGTAATTTATATTAACGTTTTTGCCTTGTTCTTTTAAACCAGAAGCTAATTTTCTTTTTTTAGATACTTCTGAATGATTTTGAGGGTCTTTTATATCTATTTCAATTGTTCCAGGTTCATTAACTTCCATAAATGGTATTTTAGCATGAATTGGGTGACCTTCTTCGTTTAAAATTGGATTACCATTTTCATCTTCATAATAATTTTCTTCTTCGTTCCATTTACCAGGTCTTGTATCTTCTATAAAAATCATGTCAAAGGGGTGAGGTGCGCTTTTTTTATATTCAGGGTCCTTATCTGACAAAGCTTTCCAGGCATCGCTGATATGCTTCCTTCCTTCTTCTATAGAATTAAAAGACAATGCTTTATATGGCAATATATTATGCCGGCCATTACCGTCATAAAATAATTGACCTGGGTTATACGTCCCATCTGACAACATACCTCTAGGAGTAACCGCTATAAATTTTTTAGCTTTTGACAAATTAAAACTTTTAGCTAAAGATTGAAAATAGGTTTCTGTTTTTTTAACTCTATTAACAGCTTTTATATATGGATCATTTAAGATTTCGCTATCGGACCTGGTTTTAGCGGCATTAATTCCGTTTCTCCAAGCATATGCAGCTCTATTTTTGTTATTACTAAAAATTTTTAAAAGCTTTTTATAATGTGAATTTGCTATTTCGTTTTCAATTTCTGGATTTTTATTAATAAAATCAGTTAATTGATCGTGATTCATTGAAACCGTTTGTGGATATCTATCAGCTAAGTGCTTATCTTTCTTAACAGTTTCTTTAATAGTTATAGGCATTAACCCTGTAGCCCCTGCTGCAGTGTGGCCAATGTTAACTCCAGTTAATACTTTTTTATGATGCTTGTTTCTGCCGTAATTACTTTCTATACCAGAAATATGCACTAAGTCTGGATGAAGCTTTACTTGGCTTTCTTTAGGTTTAAAGGCTTGTTGTTTTTCTTGAGAAATTGGTGCAGACACCAAAAGACTACCTAAAGCTGCGGTAGCTAATTTAGTTTTAAGGCTTTTTTCTAACAATTCATTAAAGTAATCTTCAGATTTTTTGGTTTCTGTGCTAGGTGTTGGTAAATCGGCTAAAAGTTTCTTGCTTGAAAAATCATAAATTTTAGCTTTAGCTAATGATTCAAAATACAAAGTGCCTTCGCTTTTACATGCCCATCTTCTTCTAGCTAAACAAACTCTTTTATCTGGAGTTTTAGAGCAGCTGATATTATGCATTTTCATTTGGCCTTTAGATCTAGCACAAAATGATTTTTTACGCTTACCGCCTCCTGGCTGTGGCCTTTTAAGTTTGCTTCCAGTAGCTTTATTATAAGCTTTTCTGCCTGCTTCTGTTAACCCGCCTTTTTTAGATTTATGCTTAGCTTTAAATTGGAAAGACTTTTTTTTCTTTTCTAAGGATTCGGCGATTAAATCAAAAGTAGATTGTGGCACGCTTTCGCCAACTTCTAAGTCAATATTACCATTGTCATAAATAGAAATCTGTAATTCAGATTTGCCCATTGGCTTAGTCAGCTTTGGTAATGGCGGCGGCTTTGGGGTTGATTTTGGTTTATGCGGTACAATTCTTATTGCTGGGTCTTTTTCAAGATTTTGTACCTTGCCATAATCTTGTACTATTTGTTTATAAGTTTTTGGTTTAGTTATAGGCTGGCCTTTGTGATTAATAACATACTTTTGCTCACCTGTGCCGACCTGTGGCGGCATGGATTTATCACGTTGGCCGCTAGTCAATTTTGATAGTATGTCTTTAAAATACTTCATTTTTCACCTAAATAAAAGATTAAGTTTTAAGTATTTTAGTAAAATAATTTAATAATATCAATTATTTACTCAGGCTTTTTAGTTAAAAGACCTTCTTTTTGGTATTTTTCTTGCGGCGTTTCAGGCTTTTCATCATGTTGGGATATGATAGATTCAATCTCAGGGGTCCATTCATTTACTTGGTTTTTACCTTTTAATTTGCCGTATATCATTGCGTGAGCAGCTTCTGAAATACTTCTACCTACCCCAACAGTAATGGTGTAACCTGTAGCTTCATGATATTTATTTCTTAAATCTTCTATTTCATTTAGATATTTTTTATGTAGGGTAAAAGAAATGTCATCGCCGCCATCAATATAAATTGAGCCATGATGTTTTTTAATCCATTTTCTTATTACTTGGTTGCCTCTTTTAATGATTTTATCTTGTTTTTTGATTTCTTTAATATCGTTTGATAATGCCACACGTTCAACTGAAGCACCAATATTATCACCATCAGTAGCTATATAAACTATATTTTTTTGAGCTTTGGATAAAAGTTTAAAAAGATCTTCAAAACCTTTAGTTAATACATCTAACTCTGATTTACCGAAATCAAAATTATGAGTAAAATAAAAATCTTTTCCTGTTTGATCTTTAAGATGGGTATAAAAATCCTGGGGTTTGGCTTCATGAAATACTGTACCTTCACCACTAACCGATGTACCAGCTTTTGGACCATTTAAGTATAGCATTTTATGATTTTTGCCATTTGAATAAATTACCGATTCTTGACCTGTATCTCTAGCCAGTTTTATTATATCATTTACATTTTTTGGGTTTGAAACGATAATAGAAGATTCTGGGCTACCGTAATGCCCTTTAGAATTAATTGCAGTTTCGCCTTGAGTTTTTAACCAATTTAAAGTATTTTCATGGGTTGGTGGCGGTTTAATCCCCTGATGCATGGGGTTTTCTACTGAAAAAATCAAATGTGGTTGTTGAATTAAATCTTTCATGACAGTTTTATTTCTTCATGTATTTGTTTTGGATGAAATATCATGGCTGTGTTTTGAATAACTGGATGCGCACTTGGATCTTTTGTAACCACACCATGATATCCAGCATTTTTAACTTTATTGAAAATCTTTTCAAAATTCCAAGCCATGTTATTTTCTTTAAGGGCTTGTAGCAGAAGTCCGTCTTTATCGCTGTAAAGATCGTACAATTTTTGATGTGGCTCTAATTTAACTGTATATTTTGATTTAGCACCTGATCTAACTATGTCTTCTGGGGTATCATTAATATAATAAAAGGTTACATGTGGGTAATTTTTTATTTGGTGCGGTAAAAACCTTTTAGTATGATCACCCTTAACGCCCATGCCTTCTTTTCTGGGATCTAGTTCTTTTAATCCTGGATGCTTTGAGTAATGATATAAAATAGCTGGCTGTTCTTCAGTTTTGCTTAAATCGTCCATGAATTTAATTTCAGTATCTCCATCATGCCCATGAACTTCATTAACATCTTTTAATGAATTATAAAAATTAAACGATGGAGTATCTGTCATCCAATTAACTAAGCATTTACCATCAGGGAACTGGACGCCTACAGCTACAATTCCTGTACCATTGTTCCCCTCATGATCTTCTTTCCTGTTTAAATAAAACCGTTTAAACTTTTTAAGTTTTGGCTTTCTAGCCTTAAAAAGTATGTCTATATTTACTTCTGACTTTTTGGCCATGAGCCTATTTAAATCTTCTTCGGTAATTTTTTTAGCTTTTCTGGTCAATTGTTTCCAAGAGGCTTTTAATCTATTGTAATCTATTGGCTGCCAATTTGCAGGATTTTCTTTTTTTAAAGCATTGTGCTCTTGTCTTTGTATTTTATTCGTCAGTAAATCTCTTGTATGCGTTAAAATTTCTTCATTGATTTCATTTTCAGGTAAATCTTTATATGAAGGTTTTGATCTAACAAATTTTTCAATAGCTTCTCTTTCATTAGGATGCAGATGTACATTTAATAAATGATCTACCAATCTATTTTTAGTATCTTCGCCGTATTTAGCTCGTAAAATATTTAATAAATGATGGGCAGCTTCATGCTCTTGAACAACATGAGCTTTGCCTGCTTTAAAGGCTTCTGGTTTTATGTACGGTTGACTAAAATCATCCTTATAGGCTTCAGTATAACCTCGGGTTATAAAAGTTCCTTCTGGGGTAACCTTAATATCAGACTGACCGCTAACCGCTGATTCAGCGGCTTTTCTTTGTGATTCTCTATGTTTTGGAGTAGCTTCTTTAGCCCGAGGTTGTGCCATTAAAATCTTATTGGCTGTTTTTTTATTTTCTAGCGTTTGTCTAGAAATGATTCTAGGTCCGCCTGCCATGGCTTCAATTGCTTTATCTTCTTCAGTTATAGAAGGTACTTCGAGAGGTTCGTCAGAAATAAACTTAACGTCCTGCTCTGGTCTAGTAGGTAGCTTTTTAAGCCCTTTAAATCTTAAAGCTGGTTGAGACATTTTAATTAACTCTTCTTTAGCTAAACTTACGATTTCATTAACGTATTTATATATTTCTTTTGATAATCCAGTATTACTATGATTGTTTTGAATTTCAATAGTTTGCGGTAATACTAAATCACCAAACTCTATTTTAAAGTCTGCCTTAGCTACTTGCAAATTATTTTTATCTTTAACTTCAACTTTAATTAAATTATCTATAACATTGTGGAAAAATTGATAAATTTCTATGTTTTTAAATTCTGATTTGTTAGTTTCATTTAAATTGCTTGGATCGTAACCAAATTCATGAATAGAATTGGAATCGGTATACACATGCTTAGCTGGAACTACTTTGCTTACTATTTTGTACTTGTTACCAAGATTAGCCTGACCATGCTCTTTTGCATACTTTCTATTTAAAGTAACCCAATCACCAGGATTGATATTAAGTTTTTTTGCCGGTTGATCTGGTAATGTTTTTAATTTTTCATACTCATCGCTTATTTGATTGTAATAGTTAGATCTATCACTGGCATTAACGCCTTTAGGTATTTTTCCAGTTTTTAAAATATAAGCTTTATGGCTCTCTATTTCAGCCATTCTCTCTTTAGGTAATTGCTTATGCGGAACAGCTCTATAAATTCTGACCATTTTATTCGGTTTATCTTTAACGCCATGCAAATGATTAATAGATTCTTGATCGTATGGTACACCATGACCGTAGTATTTAGCAGCGTTTGAGCCGTAAATATCATCTGGATATATATCTTTTAAATTATGAATAGGTTTTGAAAAGCCGTCATTTTTTGGAGCTTCGTGTTCACCTTTGTAGTCTTCTTCAGCTTTTTTGATTTCGGGTTTTTTAAGTTCACCTTTTAAATAAGTGACTACTATGTTTTCACCGTTAGGCTGGTATAGGTCGTCGTGCTCTAATGGATTAATAAATTTTAACTCTTTAAATTCTTCATCTTTGTCGCCAGTAAAATCCATACTCTCGTGATGGTATGGTTTTTTACAAACAAACAAATGAACAGTTAAATTTTTATCTTCTTGAGTATTGTAATGCTCTGCTCCGATATGCTCTAAATCATTTAGGTTTAATTCTAATCCAGTTTCTTCTTTAGTTTCTCTAACTGCAGCATCTTTTAAAGATTCTTCATTATGTACGTGTCCACCTGGAATGCTCCATTCATTAGTGTCTTTTCTTTTGCCGTGTAAAATAAGATCTGGAAATTCGCTATGTCTAATGACAACGGCAGAAGCTACTGGTGGTTTTTTGTCTTTTGGATCACCCATTTTAATACCAATTATTACTCGTCGTCTTCCATTTCCCAAGTTGGTGAATAATCTTTGGGGTTTGCTCCTGGTGGTGTTTTAGGGCCATCTGCAATTCTAATAACGCCACGCACATCTTGGAGTTTTGGTGCGGCATATTTAATAAAGTTAATCTCTACTTGACCTGATAAAACTATATTTCTACTAAAAATGCGGTCAGTCTCTTTAAAATTTGGATTTAAATACATTGCATCTGATTGCATAGTACTTAATTCAAACCCTCTGCCTTCAAAGTAAACTTCTTTACATCTTAGTAGAATGTACCATATTGTATCATGAAGCCATTGATTTTGCACTGGATCTGATTGCGTGTGTACACCTATATAAACAGTTTCACTTACAAAGGTTACTTCTCTTTGCAAATTCCATACTGACACTGGTGGAACAACATAAGCATCGGTAAAATCTTCATTTACATTTTCTTTGATTCTAAATTGAGTATTTCCAACAATTTCGAGTATTTGATAAGCTTTACCAGTCCTAGAAGATACTAAAAATTGACCTACTACAGCATATTCTGTAGTAATTCCGCTAGGAAAGGTCACTATACCGTTTTCTTTATTGTATTCTGAAGGGGTGAAGTTTTCGTAAACTTTAATAGGATTTATTGAAACTTTTTCAGTACTTATGTCTTCTGGTCCGCCCAATGTATCGCCTAAAGCAGTTCTAGGCAATAATTCTACCCTTGGTGAGCTTGTTATGGTAATACAAGGCATTTCGGGTGAATCTATCCTAAAATCTAAGTAAACTGGAATTTTATTGGTTAAAAACCATTGTTTATAGGCGTGTATCTCTTTATAACCGTATTCGGTTTTAGAAAGTGTGTCTGTAGCTAGTCCAGCTATCACGTCATCTAGGATGAAATTATTCTTTCTGAGGTCATTTAAACCAGCTTCAAGGGCTGTTTTGACTAATATATCTGTAGGTATAATGGCCATACCTATTAGATTAAGACTGGCTACCTACCGCCAAATTCTTGGTTAATTCGCCTAATGGCTTCATCCATTAAAGTTTTAGCAAAGTCATGTGCGGCTGGAAAGGCATTTAAAGGCTTTTGTTCTGGATAATACCACCTGCCTTCAGCCTCATGCTTAGTTGATATTGTCCTAAAAGTTAAAGCTTCCTTAATTACCTTGCCGTCTTTGCCCATTCTTTGGGTAACTGCTAAACCTTGTAGCTTATGTATCCCAGAATGTGGCTGCAATGCAATTTTGGCCGCCACTTCTTGACTTCTTGGTGTAGAAAAATTAGCTCTATTTTTATCATCGGCTATAAAGCCTGACATGTCTACTTTATGTAAAACACCTAGCTTTGGAGTTCCGTCAGTATTTGTTTCAATTTTTTTTAAATCAATGTTTTGATCTTTTAATGTTTTACTTACTATGTCAAAAAAAGCAGCTCTGGGATCGTTTACTTTTGATGTAGTACCTTTTTTACTGAATCCGCTGTGAGAAAATGGTATACTTGCATACCTGCTACCATCTTTAGCTGTTTTGGCTTTAGGGTTCTTATCAATAAGCCAACGCATAAACTTTTTAGGTGAACCGTTTTCTATCTCAAGTGCCTTATTGTCTAGCTCGATTAAATAGATGCCGTCACCCAATTTACTCATTTTAACGTTTTCATGGTCTTTTCCGAGATACGCTTGCTGTTGAAAGGTATTTAATTCGTTTAAAGCTTTACCGATAATAAAAGCCCTTACTTGAGCAGCTATTGTTCTTGATTCTTCATCTGCTCTTGCTTTTAATTTTTCTATGTCAGATGATACTTTTGCTGCTAAATCAGAAAAATCGTGTTCCAATTTAAAGCGCATACTATTCTTTTTCTAGGTTTCTAGATTTGATTGATATTGGATTGCCTTTATTGTCTCTAACGATACCAGATGCTACTGATCTCCAAACTGGTTTATCATTAACTAAAACTTTTATTTTTCTTCCCTTTAGTGTTCCTATTGGATAGCCAGTGCCCTTAGCTCTTTTGATTCTTTTTCTGATATTTTTTTCTAATTCTTCTGCTAAAGATATATCACTTTTTTGAATTTTGCTTCTAGAAAGTTTAAGCATTTTATTAATTAGCCCCATAACCTGTTTAAAAGCATCTGGGTTAGATTCATGAAGCCTCATTAAATCTGGCATTTGTTCTTTTAATTGCCCTAAAAAATTTAAAAGCTTTAAAGAAACCTTATCGTGCTCGTCTTCTTCTGGACCAGCTTCTTGCGGTATAGTTTCTTTTGTTAAATCTTGATCTTCTCCGTGTATTACTGGAGTTCCTTCTAATTCATCTTTCTCTGCTGGTTGCTGCATTGCTTGTTCTTCTGGGGCATTTTGCAAATCCTGAGTAGCTTGTTCTTTTTCTTGCTGAGCCTGCATCTGTTGTTGAGCCATTTGCTGCTGCTGAGCCATTTGTTGTATTAATTGAGCTTGCTGCTGGATTTCTTTTTTAGGGAAAAGGAGCTCGTCTAATGTTTTATCAATTAAACTTTTTTGACCTTGAGCTTCTTGTTCTGCATTTGGTTTTAATTGCGGCTTATCTGGCTTTACTTGATTTAATCTATATTGACCATCTTGAATAGGCCTTTTAGGTGCTATTACTTGTGTTGTTATGTTTTTGCTATCGGGTAATTCTGGGTCAAAAACATTTGTAGGTATATTCACTGCAGGCCTTACCAGCTCATCATCTTTCATTAATTCATTTTTAATATATTCTGATGGTTTATGTGAGCTTTCATAGAGTTCGATTTTTTTAGTTTGTAGAGATTTTTTAGATGCTTCATTAGCTTCTTCAAAATCCATTCCAATTCCAATACCCATTTTGCTGCTTAAATTAGGCATGTAATTTTCAATAATATTTGGGATTTGTTCGGCTACTTCTAAAGAAACTTCTAGTATTATACGTTCATATAACATCAAATGAACGTTTCCGCCATGAGTCTGGCAAACGCTTTTTAGTTTTTTAAGGAAATTGTCTAGGTAATATTTTACAGATTGGGAGTCTTTAAAATTTCCTTTATCAATAAGACTGTTTAAAGTATTACTGATATTGGTAGCATTTATAACTATCCAAACCATAAAAGATCTCTTTATTTTGAGATCTTCTTCGCCAGAAGTCCCAATTTTAATGTGAGTAAGAAAGACTTAACAGATTCTGGATCTGCTTTAGAATTAAAATAAAGTTTTGAACCAGTTTCAGTTTTAATTAATTTAACAAAAGGTTCTTTATTTTGATTTTCTGAAGCAAAGCAAATGCATGGTGTAAACTTGTGTTCATTTTTAGTCAATGTAAATTGCGGTTTATTGCAATCTGTACATTTATTGCTTAGTTCTGCTTCGGTGATTATAAATTCGTTTTTAGTGACTTTTTCTTCAGCTTGTTTTTCTGCTTTGATAGCCATTCCAGGTGCTGCTTGTTTTTTTGGTGCGCCTGGCTTTGGTGGTTTTGGCATTGCTTGTTTACCACCAGCAGAAGCTTGAGCTTGCTGTGTAGCTAAAGAAACAGGCTTTTTAGATGGCGTTGCAGGTGGAATTGGCATTTTAGGCATTTTTGGTTTTGCTGCGCCTGCAGGCATTTCACCAGCTTTATCTAATTCTTTTTTAGGCATTGGCTCTTTTGTGCCTTCACGTGCTTGTGATGAACCAATTGCAATAGCTTGTTTTTTGCCGCCTGGATATTTGCTAGGATCTTCTTTTAAACGTTTCATATGAGCTTCAACGTTTTTGGAATCTAACTTTTTAGGATATTTTTTATCTTCGGCTTTTTTAGCTTCTTCTTTTTTCTCAGAAGTCATTAAAGGCATGCCGATATTTTTTTGAACTTCTTCTGATTTGGCAGCTTTTTCAGGTTTTTCACCTTGATATGGTTGAGTCTTTCTTCTAAATTTTCCTTGTTCAAATTGAGAAATGGATGGAACTGGCTTTTTAACTTGTTTGTCTTTGGCGTAAGCATCAACAAGTTCTTTTAAAATTTGCTCAGGAGATTTGGATTCGTGGACTTTATTGTCCTCTTCCATCTCTTTTTGTTGTTTTTCTTTTGGATATTTAGCCATATTACACCTTATTGAACATATGTATCATCGTCAACGCTGAAAGCGAAAACGCTTGCGCTGTTACTAATGATATAACAGTCATCGCCCAAAGATACATATTGCCAGCTATAAGCTGAAACTGGAATTCCATTAGTAGGGCCCGTTGGGGCTGCTACTGCGGAAGAACTACCGGTTTTTACAAAACAAACTGTATTACTGTTATTAAACACCGCTACAATTTTGCCAAAATCAAAACCAACTGCAGCATTTAAAGCTTGACCACCATTTGAAAGCTTATGCCCCGATGGTACTGTTTTTAGCGCACCAGAAGCATCGTTATATGCTATATCAAGTGCTTTAGCGTAACTTTTTAATTTTAGAGCAATTTTTTCTCTAATCTTAATCATGATGTCCTCTATTATAATATAGATTAAGTTTAATCCGAACCGTTTTTAGGTCCTAAAGAGCCACCTGGATTGACTTCATTTAGGGCACCTTCTATTGGTTGTTCTACTAATCTATCTGGAGCAGGTACAGGCTTGAGCGGATCTAAGTTTGTATCGTAGTAGACGTTTTCTCTAATTACTTGAACTTGATACGGCATTCTTTCTAACTTTCTGTTTTCATTAGTAAAATCTTGAAAATTAGTTACATTGGCTACCCTGATTTCATGGATTATTCTAGCCACGACAAAAAATGGTGTATATCTATACCTAATTGAATATACAGTACCCTTATTTACGGCTACGTTCCATCCTGGTCGCTTTTGAGTTAGCCATTTAATGTGGCCTTCAGGCGTGATAGCGAAGTCAATATTCTCTTTATAAGAAACGCCATTAGCATCAACTAAAGCTTCAACACAGGTAGCTGGAAATTGTAGTTTATCTATTCCTACGGTAGTAGCCTCAACGTATTGTCTATGTATTACCCTAGCTTCAATGTCTTTTAAATAGAGCCTGTCATAAGGTGCTAGAATTATTGGTTCTTTTGGGCAATCTTCATAAAATTCTGGTAAAGTCACGTAAGCTGTAGCAAAACTAATATGGCCTTCAGGGAATTGATTGGAATAATTAGAATTGAGCATAAAAAGCGCTCTAAATTCGCCTACTTTGTTATATATGAATCCATCTGAGTTTGAACGCAGGTTTCCATTACCTACTGCATGGCTGTCGCCCTTAGATTGCATTCCAGTTGGATCTGGTATAGAACGATAATGCATAAAGTAAACTCCATGCGTTTTAATCGCATGTATAAACGCATCTTTATCAAAAGAAACTTGCACCTCATTTAAATTAATAGGTGCTTGGGTCCCTATTGTTTTTCTGCCTCTTCTTCCTCTTGGTCCATTTTTATCCATAAAAATTACCTTTTAAGTTTATCAAAATATTCTTTAACTCTAAGTTCTCTAGCTTTAAGATTATTATCGCTTTCTAGCTTTAATTTTTCTAGCTTTAATTTGTTTATTATTTCTTCTGCTAATTCTGGATTTAGTTCCTGTAATTTTTTAATAGCTTGTTTTTTGATTTTTGGATCAACTTTGGGGTTTCCTGCGAGGTTGCGCTGCACAAATTCGTTTGGGCTTTGCGCTAATTTGGTTTGCAGCTCTGGGTGGAGGTTGGGGTTTTCTGCGAGGTAGCGTTGCACGTATTCGTCTTGGCTTTGCGCTAATTTGGTTTGCGCTTCTGGGTGGAGGTTGGGGTTTAGTGCGAGGTAGCGTTGCACGTATTCGTTTTGGCTTTGCGCTAATTTGGTTTGCAGCTCTGGGTGGAGGTTGGGGTTTAGTGCGAGGTAGCGTTGCACGTATTCGTTTGGGCTTTGCGCTAATTTGGTTTGCAGCTCTGGGGGGAGGTTGGGGTTTAGTGCGAGGTAGCGTTGCACGTATTCGTCTTGGCTTTGCGCTAATTTGGTTTGCGCTTCTGGGTGGAGGTTGGGGTTTTCTGCGAGGTCGCATTGCACGTCTACGTATTGGCTTTGCGCTAGTTTGGTTTGCGCTTCTGGGTGGAGGTTGGGGTTTTTTGCGAGGCCTTGTTGCACGAATTTGTTTTGGCTTTGCGCTAGTTTGGTTTGCAGCTCTGGGAGGAGGTTGGGGTTTTTTGCGAGGCCGCGTTGCACGAATTCGTCTTGGCTTTGCGCTAATTTGGTTTGCGCTTCTGGGTGGAGGTTGGGGTTTAGTGCGAGGCCTTGTTGCACGAATTTGTTTTGGCTTTGCGCTAGTTTGGTTTGCAGCTCTGGGTGGAGGTTGGGGTTTTCTGCGAGGTTGCGCTGCACGAGTTCGTTTTGGCTTTGCGCTAGTTTGGTTTGCGCTTCTGGGTGGAGGTTGGGGTTTCCTGCGAGGTTTAAATGATTTTTAGGATTTTTAGATAACTCAATATGTTTTTCTGGACTTATTCTGCTGGAGTAAGCTCCAAGTTCAGGTCTTTTTGCTAATAAAGCATCGTGTTCTTCGTGCGATAAATCATCTAAGTTAAAATTGTTACCTGGCAAATAACCGCCCCCATGAGGTAAAAAATTAGAATTTGAAAAAAGCTGCGAAATATACTTATGGTATTTTTGTTGCGGTATTAAATTAGCTCTCCCCTTCATTTCTCCTATAGTTTTTCCATCTGGCTCTAAAATAAAAGTAGCTGCTGGTTCATGATATATTTTATCACCTATTTTAATTTCTCTTCTTAAAGAAAGTATATTTTGCCCCTTTTTTGGGTTACCTTTATTTCCGCAATGACCCATAGCAGAACCTTCATTATTGCAAGTAGCTCTGCTTAATTTATACCAGGAATATCCATCGCCTACATCCATTAATTTAGTAGTTTTTTTATCTGGGGCTACTAGTTGCGGATTATTTAAAGCTTTGGCGTTATACTGGTCTTCTGCACCTTTAAACGCTTGTAATCCTTCTTTAACATTATGTTTATCGAATCTAAGATTTGCTATATTTGGAATATGCTTAGAACTAGCATAATGCTCAATAGCTTTAATTGCTTTATCATTAAACTGTTTAGGATTTGATATATGATTTTTAACAGCCCATTGCTGCCAGTTACCATTAGGTAGTTTTTGCGTAGCCCAATTAACGAAATCTTCTTGATGCGGTTGTATATTGGTGCCGTACATTGCTTTAAGTTCTTTTGCGCCTTTTTGAAGTGATTCAAAATCAAAATCTTTTGCAAAAACAGGCTCTTTGCTTAAATCTGGCTTTCTAATTAATGAATTAGGTTTAATTTCTTTATTCTTATGTAATTCTAATAAATCTTCTGCTTTTGTGATAATAATGCTATCTTCATCAAAATCATAAACTAAATAACAATCTATTTCACTTTTAGTTAAAGCTGACGGTGCAAACATTTTTTGTTTTAAGTTTTTACTTAATTCTGCTTCTTTTGATTTAACTAGTTCATCTAGTTCTTCTCGCCATTTTAAATTTTTACCTTTCTTTTCAGCTAAAAACAAAGTAATGGCTTTATGAGGTGAGGCTGCCAGGGTTTCTATTTCGCCTTTATCATTTTGAGCAAAACAAGCGTAAAGACCTCCGTGAGTCTCTACAAGAAGAATTGGCGCACCTTTTCCTGTGGTACCCACGAACTTCTTCTTTTTAATCATTTCTTTACTAATCTTCATGTTTATGCTTTTTCTTTAAATCTATCAAAATATTCTTTAACTCTAAGTTCTCTAGCTTTAAGATTATTATCGCTTTCTAGCTTTATTTTTTCTAGCTTTAATTTGTTTATTGTTTCTTCTGCTAATTCTGGATTTAGTTCCTGTAATTTTTTAATAGCTTGTTTTTTGATTTTTGGATCAACTTTGGGGTTTAGTGCGAGGCCGCGCTGCACGTATTTGTTTTGGCTTTGCGCTAATTTGGTTTGCAGCTCTGGGAGGAGGTTGGGGTTTCGTGCGAGGCTGTGCTGCACAAATTCGTTTGGGCTTTGCGCTAATTTGGTTTGCAGCTCTGGGTGGAGGTTGGGGTTTTCTGCGAGGTCGTGTTGCACTTCTGAGTATTGGCTTTGCGCTAGTTTGGTTTGCAGCTCTGGGTGGAGGTTGGGGTTTCCTGCGAGGCCGCGCTGCACGTATTCGTATTGGCTTTGCGCTAGTTTGGTTTGCGCTTCTGGGTGGAGGTTGGGGTTTTCTGCGAGGTAGCGTTGCACGTATTCGTCTTGGCTTTGCGCTAATTTGGTTTGCGCTTCTGGGTGGAGGTTGGGGTTTAGTGCGAGGCTGCGCTGCACGTCTTTGTCTTGGCTTTGCGCTAGTTTGGTTTGCAGCTCTGGGAGGAGGTTGGGGTTTTTTGCGAGGCTGCGCTGCACGAGTTCGCTTTGGCTTTGCGCTAATTTGGTTTGCAGCTCTGGGTGGAGGTTGGGGTTTCCTGCGAGGCTGTAATGCACGTATTCGTCTTGGCTTTGCGCTAGTTTGGTTTGCAGCTCTGGGTGGAGGTTGGGGTTTTCTGCGAGGTAGCGTTGCACGTATTTGTTTTGGCTTTGCGCTAATTTGGTTTGCAGCTCTGGGTGGAGGTTGGGGTTTAGTGCGAGGCTGCGCTGCACGTCTACGTATTGGCTTTGCGCTAGTTTGGTTTGCAGCTCTGGGTGGAGGTTGGGGTTTCCTGCGAGGTAGCGTTGCACGAGTTCGTCGTGGCTTTGCGCTAATTTGGTTTGCGCTTCTGGGTGGAGGTTGGGGTTTAGTGCGAGGCCGCGCTGCACGTCTTCATTTTGGCTTTGCGCTAATTTGGCTTGCGCTTCTGGGTGGAGGTTGGGGTTTAGTGCGAGGTTTAAATGATTTTTAGGATTTTTAGATAACTCAATATGTTTTTCTGGACTTATTCTGCTGGAGTAAACTCTAAGTTCAGGTCTTTTTGCTAATAAAGCATCGTGTTCTTCGTGCGATAAATCATCTAAGTTAAAATTGTTACCTGGCAAATATTCATCTCCTTTTGGCGGAGTTATTTTAGTCCTGGCAAAAAGTTCAGAAACATACTTATGGTATTTTTGTTGCGGTATTAAATTGGCTCTACCCTTCATTTGGCCCAAACTACCATCTGGACTTAAAGATGCTGTTACGGCAGGTTCATGATACTCCTTACCGCCAGCTTTTATAACCCTTCTTAATGATAACAATTTTTGATTTTCTTTGGCTGCGGTGCCACAGTGCCCCATGGCTTTACTTTCTTTATCGCATTTATAAGTATTTAAGTTAAACCAAGCATATCCATCACCTACATCCATTAATTTAGTAGTTTTTTTATCTGGTACTATTAACTGGGGATTGCTCAAAGCTTTTGCATTATATTTGTTTTCTGCATCTTTAAACGCTTGTAATCCTTGTTTAATATTATGCTCTAAAAACTTAACGCTTTTGACATCTGGTATATGTTGACCAGCTTGACCATAATGTTCAATAGCTTGCATGGTTTCTTTATTAAACTGATCTGGATTTTTTGCGTGATTCTTAACTGCCCATTTTTGCCAATTATTGTTACCAGGTAGTTTTTGCGTAGCCCAATTAACGAAATCTTCTTGATGCGGTTGTATATTGGTGCCGTACATTGCTTTAAGTTCTTTTGCGCCTTTTTCTAAAGATTCATGTTTACCAAAAGATCTGTTAAATCTATCAAAATATTCTTTAACTCTAAGTTCTCTAGCTTTAAGATTATTATCGCTTTCTAGCTTTAATTTTTCTAGCTTTAATTTGTTTATTGTTTCTTCTGCTAATTCTGGATTTAGTTCCTGTAATTTTTTAATAGCTTGTTTTTTGATTTTTGGATCAACTTTGGGGTTTTCTGCGAGGTAGTGTTGCACGTATTCGTCTTGGCTTTGCGCTAATTTGGCTTGCGCTTCTGGGTGGAGGTTGGGGTTTAGTGCGAGGTAGCGTTGCACAAATTCGTTTGGGCTTTGCGCTAATTTGGTTTGCAGCTCTGGGAGGAGGTTGGGGTTTTTTGCGAGGTAGTATTGCACTTCTGAGTCATGGCTTTGCGCTAGTTTGGTTTGCAGCTCTGGGAGGAGGTTGGGGTTTTTTGCGAGGTAGTATTGCACTTCTGAGTCATGGCTTTGCGCTAGTTTGGTTTGCGCTTCTGGGTGGAGGTTGGGGTTTCCTGCGAGGCCGCGCTGCACGTATTCGTTTTGGCTTTGCGCTAGTTTGGTTTGCGCTTCTGGGTGGAGGTTGGGGTTTCCTGCGAGGTAGTGTTGCACGAATTCGTCTTGGCTTTGCGCTAATTTGGTTTGCGCTTCTGGGTGGAGGTTGGGGTTTCCTGCGAGGTAGTGTTGCACGAATTCGTCTTGGCTTTGCGCTAATTTGGTTTGCGCTTCTGGGTGGAGGTTGGGGTTTTTTGCGAGGCTGCGCTGCACAAATTCGTTTGGGCTTTGCGCTAATTTGGTTTGCGCTTCTGGGTGGAGGTTGGGGTTTCCTGCGAGGCCGCGCTGCACGTATTCGTTTTGGCTTTGCGCTAGTTTGGTTTGCGCTTCTGGGTGGAGGTTGGGGTTTCCT